ACCGCATTCTCGACACGCCCAAGGAATTCATCGGCGCGATATTGCGCGATCAATTCCGCCTTGATGATTTTCGGCGTGACGATGGCTTGACCGGCACCGAAACGCGTGCCGTCGTCGGCGAGCTTGTGACGCGGATACTTGCTCGTGATCGCGTGGCGCTGCGAACGGAACAGAGCCGAGAGCGTGGCGAGCGTCGGCACCAATTCGTAGGCGTCGTCGCCCTGACCGTACAGGTTTTTCTGGTAGGTCGTGCTCTCACGTTTGATCGCGGGGACGCCATCGGCGTTGACACCCTGCGTGGCGATGCCGACGCCCGACAGGTCGTTGCATTGCTTCATGTCGAACCGCAGATGTTTCGGTGCCGGTAGGCAACCTTCCAGCGCAAGCGTCTGCAACGGACGCGCCGGATCGTTGACCAGCGCGCGCGCTGCCTTGGCGCAGTACGCCGACGCCCACGCCCACGGCGGCGTCGGCGTGTGGCTCTCGACTGCCAAGCAGGACAGGACACCGCTGTTGTTGCTGGGTCCGTATGCGAGCAGACCGGAGTAGGAACCGCGCATACAGAAAAACACGTGACCGTAAAGCTGGCGCATCCAGCCCCACCGTCCGCTGTCGCCGAAGCCGTACTCCTGCTCCAACAAACCAATGCATGTGCTGTCGGAGAAACCGGAGGCGACGTACTCGTAGGCTTCGTCGCCAAGGTTGTCGATTGCCGCAACGATGTCAGGCGATCCCGATCCACCGCTCAATTTGTTGTTGACCGGCATCGTGATGGTGAGACCGACCGGCACCTGTTCGGCGGCGAGCGCACCGCCGTAGGCGAGCCGAACATCAATCTCGTTTCCTTCGACGCCCTTCCACTTGCACGCCAGCGAAATGATCGGACTGTCGCTGCCGCTTTGCGTGGCGATCACCGGCATCGACCGATCCTTGTTGATCGCCACGACGATCTTGGTGGCGATGGGTCCGACGTCCTCACCGGCAGCAACGCCGATCTGCACGCGACGACCGGAGATGTAGACCGGCAGCGTGCCGCCTGCTGTCGGTTCGGTGGCGACTGTCATGGTGCCGGTGGCTGCGGTTCCCGCCGCCGCCTCCGCGATTGGAACGACCCAAAGCTCCTGCGCGAAATTGTTCATCGTGAATGCTTCAACCATCTGGTCGAGCATGGAGCCGTAGCCGAATAGCTGCCGCGCATCCGCCTGCGACGGCACCGGGATCGGCACGTTCGGGATCGCCGTGCCTGCCGCGAGCTTGGTGCCGATCAACAAAGACGGCAGGCGGGAGCGCGGATAGCCCGCCATCGACGGGTCAACCTCGACCCAATAGAGCGGCATTCTCCATCCAGCGGGGATGCTGTTAAACGAGACGGGCATGGTAGCGGTCTCCTTCTTGGTCCAGTGGTGGGTGCCATCGCATCGCGATTGGCTTCGGGTGGTTCACGGGTTCTGCTCCAGATCATAGATGCGGATGATTTGTTGCACCGCATCTGGATCGGTGTCGGCGTCGGGATAGCGGGTCTCGACGTGGATGGTTTTCAGTTCATCCTCCACGCGCGGAGGGAAGTGGCTGGAGAATTCCAGCACCATTTCGATCCTGATTTCAAATAGCGTGGTCTCGCCGACCTTGGCGTATTGCGACATCCGATCCATCGAGGTGATGCCTTCGGAGAGCGCAACAAATTTCGGATCGCTCAACAGGATGTCGTCCAGTTCCGACATCATGTTTTCCAACGCGCTGTATTTGTTCTGGTCGTCGGTGTCGGCGTGCACCGCGCCGGAAAAGCCCAGCGTCAGTTCATGCTTGAAGTGTGGCGCGGCGTGGTTGGCGTGACCGTCCTCGGTGCGCCGCTCTCGCAGGATGTAGATGCCAAGCATCGGCAGATCGACGGGCGTCACTTGCATGGCAGGCGTTTTGCGGTAGGTCTTGAACCGCGTGTGGAAGCCAGCGCGGCAAAGCTCGTGCGCCTTCTCTGCAACCTTCACCGCGTAGGTGCTCATTCCGGCTCCTTCGTTCGGAGCATCAACATCATCCCGCCTTGCCCGTCCCAATCGGCGTCGCCGATCCAGAATTTCATTCCGCACGCGGGATGGCGCGTGTCGGTTATCTCAACGATGTCGCCGCGATCCGGCATGTATTTGAAATCGCGAACACGAATTCCAAGCGACGTTTGTTGATCGGAGAAAATCGTTTCGTCCTGCATCATCACGTCGGTGGGAGCAGACGAAAAAATCCCGCGCGCGATCACGGGCGCTGCCTCCGGTCGCGTCACTTGCAGCGTGAATTTGCACACGATGGAAAAGATGTCCTCGCACGGGTTCAACACGAGCGCATCGAAATCAATCATGCTGGCCCCCTGCACTCGACATGCGACCAGAGGCTGACGACATCGTTGAGCGTGGTGACGACGGTCGCGGTGAGGACGTAGGTCACGCCCAATTTCAGACCGTGCACGCGTTGCGTGGTTTTCTTTCCTTCATAGACCGCCGTGCCCATGATGCACGACGCGGCATCTGGATCAGGGTTCTCGCTCTTGGCGGCAACGGCGCACGTCCACGACACCGACGCGATGCTGTCGTCCTGTTGGATGTCGTTGAGGAAATCGAGCGTGTACCGCTCATTCTCCCCGGTGTCGGATGGATCGAAATCGCGACCAACGTACACGGCTACACTCCTTGTAGGTGTCGAGTACGCCCGCCAACCAGTTCACGCGATCTTTGATCGTTGTCGTTTACCAGCAAGCGAGGACGGAGGACAGGATATTTGAGCGACCGCGCGCGCCGGTCAAAGCTGACAAGCTCGCGGACGCGCGGGTTCTTGCGGTGCAGATCGTAGCCGGTCGCCTCGTTTATTCCAGCGGCGGTCGATCCATCGGCGACGGCGACACCGTAGCCGTGCGCCAGACCGACGACACTCTTGGTCGTGGTCGTGATGGCGAACGCTTCACCCTTGCCGCCTGCCTCGCCGACCGATGCGCGGATCGCGTTGCCGTGTCCGCTGGCATCGCCGCGCCCATCTGCTCGACCATCGCCGAAGCTGCCGGTGAGACCGACGCCGAACGCAAAGCCTGCGCCAAGCGCCAAGCCCTGACGCTCGTGCACCCCGGTGATGTTGCCGGTGGCGGTGCCGACGCCGCTGGCGGTGCCTGTCGTCGCCACCGTCACGGCGGTGATCGCCTGCGCGGTTCCGTTGCCGTCTGCCCACGGCGCGCGATACGCCATCGACACGAGCGCCGCAGCGGCGGTGCCGGTGCCAGTCGCGGTGCCTTGCGTCGAGGCGATCACGTGCACGACGGCGGCGGTCGAGCCGGTGCCTGACGCGGTGCCAGTACCTGACGCCAGCACGAGCCTGACGGCACCTTCCGCAGTCGCGGTGCCTTGGCTCGTGGCGGTGCCGGTTGTCGCTGCGATGCAAGAGCTTATTGCGCTGGCGGTGCCTGCGCCCGTGGCGGTGCCTGCGGAGCCTGCTCGACCCTGCGCGGTGCCGGTGCCTGACGCGGTGCCGACCGCCGCTCGTGCGCTCGTGCTGACAGCCGACGCGGTGCCTGTTCCCGACGCGGTGCCTCGCACGCCTCCGATGCCAGCGGCGAGAGCAACGCCGGAACCGGAGGCGAGACCTTGCGTGCGGAACGTGTACGCGACAACACCAGACGCGGAGCCTGCGCCGATGGCGGTGCCGACGCACGGCGCAGGGAACACCGGCAGCGCCGTCGTCGCGCTGGCGGTGCCTGAACCGGCGGCGGTGCCGATCACCGCATCCACGCGCCCGCCTGCGCCGCTGGCGGTGCCAGTGCCTGACGCGGTGCCGGTGCCGACCGCGAGCCTGATCGTTTGAGCCTGCGCGAAGCCGCCGCCGTAGGCGGTGCCTGTCGTCGCTGCAATCGAGGCACCGGAGCCTGCCGCCTCGCCCCAGCCGAACGCTTGCCCAAGGTTCGTCGTGCCGCTTGCGCTCGCCGCGAGTGCAGCACCGTCGCCGCGCGCCGTGACGATGCGCGAATAAATTCCGACCATCGCGGCGACAGCGATGCCGAAGCCGAACGCGGTGCCCGTCGTCGTCGCGGAGCCTGACACGGAGCCTGACGCGGTGCCGGAACCAGCGGCGGTGCCTGTCGTCGCGGCGACACTCGATGCCGTCGCCGCTGTCGCTCCGTTGCCCGACGCCGTGCCAACCACCATGACCGGCGTGCGACCGCTGGCGGTGCCGAGACTGTCGGCGGTGCCTGCGCACAGGATCACCCCGGTGCCAATCGCAGCGGTGGTGCCGACGCCGGTCCCTGATCCCGTGGTTGCAGCGCGCGCCGTCGCGACAGCGGCGGCGGTGCCTGCGCCGGTCGCGCTGCCGACTGTCGGAATGTTCGCCGTGCTCGACGTGATGCCGAGACAGGCACCGCGCGCGTCGCCACCGGAGCCAGCCGTGCGCGCCGTGACGACAGCAACCGCGTTCGCCAGACCGCGCGAGGTGCCGGTGGAGCCTGTCGTCGGAGCCGACACGATCACCGCGCTGGCACCGTTCGCCTGCCCGCGCGCGACGCCGACCGAACCGACCGTGGCGTTTGTAGATCGCCCGGTGCCTGCCGCCGCTCCCGATCCGGTCGCTGATCCGGTCGTCGCCACGCTCGCCTGCGACGACGCGACACCTGACGCTTGCCCACTCGACGTGCAAGCGCCGACCGTCGCCTTGATCGCAGCGCCTGCGCCAGAGGCGTTGCCACGCACGACGCCAACGGAGCCTGCGACGGCGACGGTCGCTTTGCTGTTGGCGGTTGTCGCTCCCGATCCGGTCGCGGAGCCGGTCGTCGTCGTGGTCGAGAGTGCAGCACCGACGCCGTTGGCAAGACCGCGAGCGACGCCGACCGATCCCGTCGTGGGTGTGATCGCTCGACCGACTGCACTCGCCTGACCGCGCGCGGTGCCGACCGATCCGACCGTCAGCGCAAGCGTCACGCCGACGCCGTTCGCCAGACCGCGTGCGACGCCGACGCTGCCGACTGTCGGCGCGGGAATGTTTCGCGTTTGACCGAGAGCGAATTGACCTAGCGCGCCGTGGCCCAGCATGTCATGCCGTGCCTTCCAGCACGCGCACGCGCGCCTCCAGTTCCTTCACCGCGTTGATCAACGCGTAGATCAACGGGCTGGCGTCGATGCTGCGCAGATCGTCCACCGGCTTGCCGTCGATGTAGGCGCTGCGATGGCTCACGCATTCCGGCAACACCGGCTCGACATCCTGCGCGGCGAGACCAATAAACTCTTGCGCTGCAATCGCAGGACCGTAGTGCCCCGACCGCTTGTACGGCGCGACATCATCCGCCTCGATCTTGTCAGGCTCGCCTTCCTTCGATGACGGCGTTTGGATCGGCTCGACCGGATCAACGTCGGTGTCATTGCCGCGATAGGTGAAGCGGAGCGGATAGAGACCGATGATTTCCTTGAGACCGCCCTTGTATTCGCCGACGATGTTCTTGATCCGCCGGTCGCTGCTGTCGGTGAACTGCCCGCCGCCGGGTTTGTAAACTGACGTATTGTAAAAACTCGCGACGCCGGTTCCACGCACGAGGCTGAAACGAGCCGCCAGAAATCCGCCCGCGTCGGCATAGGCGTTGAATATAATATCCGAACCAAGGTTGCCGGTGCTTTCCGGCGCGGTGTCGCCCATGCGCACCATCCATCGCGTCAGCCCGCCCTTGGCAGATGTCAGGTGGCAATACTCTCCCGCCGCCTTGTCGAGCAGAATGCCGGGATAGGACTTGACGATTGATAGATCGCCGGTCAGCGGATAGCTCGCCCCTGCGGTGCGCGGCAGAAACCCATCAACATACCCCTTGGTGGCAGCGTGCAGCGGCTGTGTCGGTGTCGGCACCGTCACCGTGCCGCTGAAAGTTGATGCTCCACCGACAGCGAGAGTGGTGGCAACCGACAGAGCGGCGTTCGTTGACACGAGTGCTGGCGTGACCGCGAACATCAAGACGGTGCCCGCCTCGTTGTAGACACGGCACAGGTCGGCGTTGACCTGTAGGTTGGTGCCGTCGCTGGCGTCGTAAATCCTTCCGCCGTGTGAGAACACGACGCCTTCGCCAAGATCGGAGAACGTGAGGGCACCAGACATCGTGTCGCCGGTCTTGGCGACCTTGCCGCTCACCGCCGTGTCCACGTAGGTCTTGGTGGTCGCGTGCCACGTCGTTGTTGGTGTCTGCACCTCCAGCGCACCTGTCATCGAGCCGCCTGCGAGTGACAGCTTGGTGTCGGCGTATTGTTTGGTGGCGGCGTGCATCGGCTGCACAGGATCAGTGAACAGCGTCACCAGCCCGGACTTACGCTCGATTAACAACCCAACCCCAAGCAGCGCGCCCGTGTCGCTGTACCGATAGATCGCCAAGTTTGATCCTGCGTCGGCTCCGCTTTCAGCCGCCGCGTCACTTAGCCGGTATGACCAGCGTGTTGAGCCTGCCGTTGACACGAGGATGGACGCGATGTCGCCGCTCGCGCCCTTTTTGAAATACAGTTGCGGCGCGGCATAATCCAGCGTCAGGAAGCCGGTCATCGTGTCGCCAGCTTTGGCGACCTTCGAGGCAATCTCGGCGGCAACCCCTGCCGGGTTGACTACCAAATCCTCCGCGCGCGGCGTCAGGAACACATGCGCGTTTCCTGACAGCGCAATCGGCGCGTTGGCGTTTGTTGATTTGGTGACGCTGCGGGTGAGCGTGGTTCCCGCTGTCGTGTACACGCCTTCGCCGATTTCGGAATTGGCTCCGTCCTCGATTGCGTAGGAGACCGTGGTGCCGGTGGGAACGCCCGCGCCAGCGAACGTGAGAAATCCCGACACCGCTGCGCCAAGCGTGATCGTGCCGGTGCCGACCGTCGCCGTCGTCATGCGCGCAAGGTTGAATAGTTGACCCATGTCACACCTTCAACTTGCCAAGGAGTTTTTGAAGCTCACGCTCCCGCGCTTCCATCATCCGTTGCTTGACGAATACCGGATCGGTGGTGCCGTGCGCGTAGGCGTCCATCACCGCATCCGACATCGCCTTGCTGATAAGCGGCGCGATGGCTTTGCCGATTGGTGACTTGCCCATGACAGCGATGCCGACGACGCCGACCACCACCGGGTACAGTCGCTCCGCTTTCGGTTTCAGATGGTCTGGCAACGCCGAAGGCAACGAACGTTCCGTCAGCCACGCGTGAGAGTAGGCGCGCTTCGCGAACGGCATCATTTCCATTTCGGTGCGTGCGCGATGCATGATCGCGCGCGCCTCGTCGTCGGTTTTCGGCTGCGGCATTTTCGGGAATTGATCCGCCCAAATTTTCCGCAGCAACGAAACGTCACCGTCCTCCAACGCTTGCCTGAAATGCTCGTGCAGCATTCATGTCAATCGAGCGTGATGGTGGTCGCCGTCGTGAGTTGCGGCGTGATCCCAGATGCGCCAATGGCGACGGTGGGAGACACGCCACCGGACCAGAGCAGAGGCGCGGCACCGCCGCCGCTCTTGCCGGTTGACCAATGCGTGATGGTCGCGCCCGCCGCGCCGCTGGCTGGAAAGTTGATCGGGTTCGCTGGACTGACGGAGCCTGCCACCGCCGTGCTCCAGCCGGTCGATCTAAGAACGTTCTGGCGCGCGTAGTTGGTGTAGGCTGCTTCCGACGTTGCCATCGTGCCAGCCTCGCCGGGATCGGCGGTGTGCATCCCCGCGACGATATTTGTTTCCGGCGCGGACGCGGCGTTCTGCGCATAGTTCGCCCACGTCGTGCCGGAAAAAATCAGATTGAGGATCGCGTTCTCGGTGACATCTGCGATGGTCATTGTTTGCTCCCGTTGTTGGTGGCGCGCGCCTCGCGATCCGATCAGGTCTTGATTGCGCGCATCAACACGAGCGGCTTGGTGCAGATGTTCAGGGCGTTCATCTGGACATCGAGGTTGATGCCTTTATCGTTCGGCATCGTGTACTGTTTCACGTAGCGCGGCTTGCCCATCGTGTTCACGGTCTCGATGTAGTCGGCTGGCGCGTAGACCGTCTTGAACAAATCCGGCACGCCGGTCGGATACAAATACGCCATGTCGGTCTCGACCATCGGCGTTGCGCCGACGTAGCCGCGATAGTTCGTCCACAGGATGCCGCCGAACGGGAAGCTGCCCCACACCTGACCGGCACTGATATAGGACGACCGCAGTTCCGCTGCGCCTTGATGGTTGAGGTAGGTAGTGCGCACCTCTGGATTTTTGATCAACGCGTCAAAGTAGGCGTCTCCGCAGATCGCCTCGATGCCAGAGAATGTTTGACCGTCGAGGTTGGTGCCCATCGTGCGTGTGATCGCCGCGCATTGCGCACGGAGCGAGCCGTCATTGGTGGTGCTGTCCAAATTCATGTCGATGTTGGCAGGCTGCGCCAGACCGTATTCGCTGTAGAGGTTCAGCGTCTGACCGTCCGCGTAGGTGATCACGCCCTTGATGGCACCGACGCGCGTGTGCTCCTGCGTGTACTCCAGCGACTGCCCCGCCTGCTGCATCCGTTCGGCGACCTTGGTCATCACCGCTTCGGTTCCGTCCTCTTGTCCGAACGGTCGCACGCCTTGCACTTCCTCTGCCATCACCGCATCGTTGATTTCAAAATGCGGAACGCCAAGCATCCGCATGTTGCGACGCGTGCGCCCTTGCGTGTGACCGGGACCGCCGCGCGGCGTCGGAGCCACGAGCGTCAGGGTGTTGTTGCGTTCCTCGATGGCGAACACCGTGGTGGCGATTGCGCTCTCGGAAAAAATCCCCGTGCTCGACACATAGCCGGGAACGAATTTCAGGTTGTTGATGGCGAGCGTGAGCGGCACCACCCCGAAGGCATCACTACGAAAAATGTCCAACATGGTTTCTGTTCCTGTAGCTGGAATGGCGGGATGGTTCAGACGCGGCAGACGATGCCGCTGGCGAGCAGCGTGGTCGCGCCGATCACCTGTTCGGCTGGCGACATCGCGCCCCAATCAATCAGGCGCACGTTCACCTCCGCATCGCGTGCGATGACCGCGACGCGCAAGCCATCGACCGGGATAGACTTGCCGCCGTAGATCGCGATGGCGTTGCAGTCGGCACCCGCCGTCGCAATCGTGTAGGTCGCCGGTTTGTCGGTGGTCGCGCCTGCGGTTTTCTTGACAGGCTGTCCCGGTCGCAACGTCGTCGGATCGGCGAAGTAGGCGTTGTCGCGCGAGCGGTGTCCGTTCGCCTCCGACAGAATGAATTCCGCCGGGTGCGCAGTCTCGGTCTGGATCGGATATTGAGGCATCGGAATTTCTCCATGTACTGCGCCCAATCGGGCGGGGCTTCACTTGTTACGCGCGTTCATCTTGTCGGTGATTTTTTCCCACGCTGCACTCGCCGCCTTCGTTCCCATGTGCTGCGCCAACGGATGCTGCGGCAGCACACTTTCCGTCGCGCGCATTTCCAACAGTTCCTTGCGCACCGTCGCCAGCGGTGTGTTGGCGCGGATGTACGCGCCGACGCGATCCGGTGCCGACGCCAGCGTGCACAGATCGGTAACGCTGCTCACGTATTCCCGATGTTCCTCGATCCCCTCCGCACGAGCGGCGTTGAGGTCCACGACCGTCGCTGCGGGAGGCGACGCAGGCGGCGGCGCGGGCGGATCGGCTGGCGTCGGCGGCTCGTGCGAAACCGGAGGAACAGCCGGCTGCTCCTCCGGTTTCTCTGGCACGGGTGCAGAAGGAGGCGGGTCGCTCTGTCCGTTACCAGTCTCTGCTCGGAAGCGTTCCGCTGCCGCCTTCGGCAACAGACGCAACGAAAACTTCGCCGCCATTTTTTTCTCGGCGACCACTTCATCCGCAAGCCCAAGGTCCATCGCTTCCTTCGCATCCATCAAGCGATCCTCCTTCATCAACGCACGCATCTTGGCGGGCGTCGATCCAGATCGCGTTGCGTAGGTCGCGGTCATCGCCTTGTCGATGCGGTCAAGGTCCGCTGCCATTTCGCGCATGTCGTCGGCGCTGCCCCACGCGAGACCACTGGCGTTGTGCACGAGCATGAAAGCATTGGCAGGCATGACGATCCGATCCGCCGCCATCGCGATGTAGGAAGCCATCGACGCTGCAATGCCGTCGATGTGTGCCGTCACCGTCGCCTTGTGCGCGCGGATGGCGTTGTGAATGGCGACGCCATCGAACACGTCGCCGCCGGGTGAGTTGATCCGCAGCGTGATCGCGCCCACGTCACCGAGAGCGGTGAGGCTGTCGAGGAAGGATTTCGCGCTGACGGTTTCCTCGCCCCAAAAAGATTTCCCGATTTCGTCATAGATGACAATCTCGGCAGCGTTGTCGGTCGCTTGCATCGTGAACCACTGGCGCATGGCGTTCTCCTATGCTGCCTTTTCATCCTCGGCATCTTCGGCGTCGGTTTTTTGTTGCTCCTGTTCCTCGCCGCCCTCGTCGGGTTCGGGAGCGGGAGCAGCGCCGAACGGCATCGGTGCGGCGGGCGTGAAGTCCAAGCCAAGACGATCCTCGCGCGCGTGATCGGCGGCGATGCGTTGATCGTTTTCCTCCGGGTCGTACCCTTCGGCTTCGATCACGTCGCTGCGGCTCTTGAAGCCAGCCTCCACCGCCAGCTTCTCCGCTTGGCGATCCTTGAGCGGATCAACCCAATCGTTGCGCTGCGGTATCCATTTCGCGCGCTGGTATGCGGTTTGCTTTTCCAGATAGTCCTTCACCGGGATCGGCAACGCTTCCGCCAGCACGGCGGTGTCCAGCCAGCGACGCCAGATCGGCGCGCACATCTGAAAGACCATGATGTTGTGCTGGAACTGTTCCAGCTTGCGCCGGTACTCAACGATGCTGCCACGGAGCGAGGAATAATTCGCGCGCCGCAGATCGGAGGTGGCGAGCGAATACGGAATGCCGAGAGCGGCGAACAGCGCAAGTTGCTGCCGGTACTGGAACGTTTCGTAGCTGCCGCCAACATCGGCAGGCTCTGCGAATTTTATGTCCTCGCCGGGGAGCAGCGTTTGCATCGTGCCGGGTTCCAGCCCCGACAAACCGATGTTGTCCTGCGGCGCGCTGTCGTCCAGCCCATCAATCGGGATCACGTCCTCCGGTGCGGGCGTCGTGATGAAACCGGCGAACATCGCCGCGATCCGTTTGCGCTCCAACTCCGCGTCGTCGTACTGGTCGAGCAGGAACAGGCGCACGAGCGCAGGCGTGACAATCGGCACGCCGCGCATCTGTCCCGGTCGCGTGCAGCGGAACACGTGCAACACTTCCGTGGCAGGCACGCGCACCGGCTGGAGATTGAAGGGCGGCGCTTCAATGGCGGCGTCGCCGGGATGGATCGGATAGAACCAGTAGGCGGCGCGCGCACCAAGGTGGTCAAGCTCGATGCCGTTCATGATGAAATTTCCGTTCGGCGCTTTCCTGTTGTCGCCGTACGGACACATCTCACTTTCCAGCAACTGGATTTGCAGCGGCACCTTATAGCCATCGGTCTCGCGCCGATTGCGGAAACGGATGAAGCATTCGCCCGCTTCAAACAGCGACCGCGCGACGATGCTTTGCATCCCGTAGAAATCCGCCAGCCCGTCCGCGTCGCATTCGTCGGTCCAGTCCAGCCATAGCTCCATCAACAATTGGCGGAGCGTCGGGTTGTTGATGAACAGCGACGACGGCTTGATGCCGGTGCCGATCAGGTTGGCAGCGAAGCTGTCAACGGCTGACACGGCGTGCGGATTGTTGCGCATGACATCGCGACATCGCGCGCGAAGCGTCTCACCGTTGGAGGTGAGGATCGTGTTGATGGTCGCCTTGGTTGGTTGCCAGCTTTTCAGACGACGACGCATCCGCGAGGCGTCGAAATCTCCGCGTGCTGATTTGTCAGAACGGGATCGGAATTTGTCGAGCAGTCCGGTCCAAGGTGCCATCACAGCCCCTTGTCCCATTGCGTCGTCATCCTGATCTGGCGCGTCCGTCCTCCGGTGCCCAGCAATTCCTCAAGCTGTTCTTCCAGATCGGCGAGGATTTGCCGAAGCTCCGCGAGCGAACGGAATTCGGTGCGCTTGTCGCCGTAACCGGCGCTGTTCACGCCAGACACGATCACCGATTTGAGAGCGGCGATCTGTGATCGGATTTCCTCGATGGTCGCCATCGGCGGCGCGGCTCACGCACCAAGGTAGCTCGACCTGAAAACGCGACGCACTCTCCGACCGCGCGTTTGTTGCTGCGGTGGTGGTGGTGGCGCTGCGAGTGTTGCAACCTCGGGAGGGGTGGTCGGCTTCCTGCCGACCGCCTCCTTAATCGGAATTTCTTTCCTTGGCAATGGGATGCGCTGGACGTTCAACAAGTGACCCGCCGCAGCCTGCATCGCCTCGCAGTCAAAAAAGTGATTGTCCCGGCTGCGTTGTACCCACTCGACGCGCCCGGTCGGCTTTTTCATCCGCGCTTCGGAAACGATCTGGTGGCAGTAGTCGTCATCAATTCCACGGAACACATGCCAGCCGCCGACGTGATCATCGGGCCAGCGCAGGCGTTCGTGCACCCAACTTTTCCAATGGTCGGTGTCGAGACGCACGAGGTCCAATCCGTACCTCGCTGCCTTGCCATCCTTCCTGCTCACCTCGATCTTGCTCATGATCAACGGCGTCCGCATTGCGCTCGCCGATCCCTTCGTCGGTCGCACGCGTCGCATGAACCGCCGACAGAATTCATAGACGCGGTTGAGCGGGAGCGTGTCGGTCTTGCCGGGACGGAAGCCGCTGTCGATGAATGCCAGTTTGATCGGCATCGTGCCGACCGGCGTGGCGACAAGATCGCCGAGAGCGTTCCAGATTTCTTCCTCCGTCGTGTCGCCACGGAGGTAGCCGTAGTTGATCAGCCACGATGTGGCGCGCGGACCCCATCCGCGTATCACCCACGGGATGGAATGTTTTTGCACGTCGCACGTCAGCGTCAGGATCATCGCGTCGGCTGGCACTTCGCCGCGAGCGTAGGTCGCCTGTCGGGATTTTTCTTTTATCTCCATCCACTCTGGCACCTCGCCGCCGCCCGGTGAGTACAGTTCACCGAAGCCCGCGTTGATCGCCTGTTGGACCATCGCGTCGTCGCCGGATTGCTGCGCCTCCACGAGCACGGCGACACGCTCGCCGAAGGTGACGAACGGCGATGCCAACCCCGACACCCAGAACGACATCGACTTGCTGTCAGGCGCGTCGCCGGTCACGACACCGGCAACGTCGATGCGCTGACCGGGAGCAACATAACGACCGCGCGCGTTCATTTCGGATTTGTGTTTGTCCTCGATGATGCCGCTGCACTCTGGACATTCCAAAAACGTTTCGCGCGCTGCCTCCAGCGGCGTCGCCTTCAACGGATAGCGCAGGAGGTTGAAGCGCGGGACAAAATATTCGGAGCAATGCGGGCAGGGCCACGTCCAGTGATGGCGCGTCCCTTGCTGCCAGAGTTGCCAGATCGGACTTTCGATGTCCTCATTCACGGCAACATCCCAGAGGTAGAGACCGGATCGCGTGTCCTTGACCGCCGCCACTCTCCCGCGTTTCGGCGTCGATGTCACGACACAAACAAAATCCGCGTAGGTGTCGCCGCGTCGCTCGACAAGCCCCAGCGGTCCACCTTGGTTGTTCACGTTGTCCCGCATTTCATCGTATTCGTCCACGAGCGCCAGCACCGCCGGATCGGATTTGAGTGCGGTCGAGGAACCGGAATGCGCGAGGCGGAACGGAACGCCCGCCACGATCTTGCGCGTCTTGGTCATGCGCTTGCCGCGCGCCACCTTCGCCATCAAGGTTGGTGCTTCATTGAGCAACGCCATCACGCGCGGCTCGAATTGTTCGGTGAGGAATTGTTTGCTTGGTCCGACGTACAGGATCGGTCCCGGTTTCTGGTCGAGGCGCTGCCCCGCCACATCGAGCATCGCTTCCGACTTGCCGGTCTGCGCACCGAACACCATCACGACGCGACGGAACGCACCGGAGGAAATCGCGCGCTCCGGTTCGACCACGTAGGGCGTTAGCAACGGATCACGTGGACCCGGCACCGCCGCCGTCGATGGATACGTCCTGTTCGCTGCCGCCCACTCGTCCGGTTCCATCACGACGGACGGCATCATCAAGGCTGCGATCCGCCTCCATCCGTACGGCTTCTGCCAAGGCGTGTTCGGCGATCCGCTTGAGGCGGGCGTTAACATCGCGTTCAATTATCCTCCGCTGCGGTAGGTCTCGCGTAACCGCCGCCGGTAGTCCAGCGAATTCGCTGCGCACTTTTCCGCAGAGACCGTCCAGCACTTCCTCAAAAACATCCAGCGGCACGAGCTTGCCCAATCGTTGCTGTGTCCGCACCTCGATGTCACGCGCGCGCGCATCGCGCACCCGACTGTCGGCGGCGTGCATCGAGGACCGTCGCGCGTCGTCGCGCAGGAAACGGATGTAGCCTTGCACCGCCTCCACGAGACTGAATTGACCCTTGTCGTGTCGTCGGAGAAATCCGTCGTGGACCAACTGGTCGATCCGCTGTCGCGACAGCATCAACAATTGGCAGAGCACGGGCGTGGAAATGATTGTCGGATTGTCGTCGTCTGCCATCGCTGCTCTCCCGATTTGTTGATCGCGGCGCGCGCATCCTACCACGCACGGGAGCAAACAAACGCACGAGCGGAAACCCGTGTTTCCCGGCGGGTTGTAATTTTTTTTCTGGGTTGCAAAATGGGTTGTATTTTCCGCGATCCGCTGCGGGACAGCAACGTCGGGGAAGCGCCGCCTCGGAAAGCGGCGGGATCGGCGCATGAGTTGGCTTACTGCCGCAGCGGTTTCCACGGTTTTCGCTCGACGGAAAACAGCACGGAAAACACGTGTTTTTTCGGAGCTGGGAAGCGGGTGCAGCACGACGCCCTACGGGCACGACGCACTCTTTTCCGCCCTAACCTATTGAAATCATTGAGGAAGATTTCCGTTGAGCCGTAGTGCACGACGCACTATATTACATACGCGCTTGCAGCGATGCACCGCGACGACGGCGTTCCTCACGCTAGGCAATCATAGAGAGCGAGGGTCTGACAGCAAGCAAGCGTTGCGAGATTGTTTAGCGCGAAAGCGCCGCCTGAATGCCCGAACGGGCCGCAGTAGGGAAACAATGCAGCACGCCCCAGCATGTGAAACATCATGCACGCGTCGGTACGCCGCAGATGCCTTCGGGCACATAAGCGTCGTGGGTTCCGGCAGACAGAGCAACAACAGAACGCGCGATAGGCTCCCACCATCCCGCCACGCTGTTGAAAGCTGACAAGCAATTGTCCAGCCCGTTGCGCCCATGCACGCAACGAAACGGATCGACCCTGACAACGCCGATCCGAACAAACAAACAAATAGACTGCAAGCTAAAACGCAGCGGCGCATCCGAGAGGGTGCGCCGTTCGCGTTTCGTCGTGCAGCCTGCACGCACGTTCCATCGAACGTGATCAACGAACGTTCCACGAAAGGAACACGCCATGACGACCTACACCTTCCGCGTCCAAATCCCCGCGTACACGGATCGCTGGATGATGGGTGATCGCTTCGGCACTGTCGCCAAGATCACTCGCCGCAAAGGCAAAGAGATTGTCCACGTGCTGCTCGACAAGAGCGGCAGGACGATGCGCTTCATCCTCGCCGACTGCCAGCCCGTCGATTGATCAAACAAACAAACGAAAGGAACATCCTATGTCCAAAATTTACGACCGCTTCGCTCACACCCACGTCACCGTTCGCCACCCCGACGCGCGCAATCCCAAAAGCATTGCGTTCGATGCGTGGCGCGGAACGTTCCCCATCGTGCTGTACACGAACGGCGACCGCGTGTGGATCGCCGGATCGCAAATGCACGAGGGTCACGAATACGTCCACGCCGTGCGCGACGACGACGGTCCAAACTTTGCCGCCGACGTTGACGGCAATTGCATTCTCTCCATCCCCGCATCGTGGTGCGACTATCACACGCCCGAAGCCGCCGAGTGCATCGAGCGATGCATTGACGCGGACGATGCAATCGGACCCTGACGTTTCACATCTGCGCCGCCGTGCGATGGCGACGCAGCATGAAGCGCCTCGCTTCCGTTCGTCTCATGAGAGCGAACGTTTCCACCACCAACGTTCCACGAAAGGAACACACCATGACGACGACCAGCAATTCGCTCGTGAAGGAACACGAGTGCACTATCGCCGAAGCTGCCGAGTTGCTTCGCATCCTCACCGACGAAGGCGACAGCGTGATGATGTGGGGTCCGCCCGGTGTCGGCAAATCCGACATCGTGAAACAGTTGGGTGCCGAGACGGGCCGGAAGGTTATTGAATTCCGTACCAACATTCGCGAGCCGGTTGACGTTCGCGGCGTGCCCGTCCCCGACATGAAAACGGGACGGACGCGATGGTTCGTCCCCGATGAACTGCCGCAGTTGGAGCGCGACGGTCCAGAAGGATATTTGTTCCTCGACGAAATCAACACGGGATCGCCGCAGATGATGGCGGTTATGTTCCAGCTTGTGTTGGATCGTTGCGTCGGCGACTACACGTTGCTGCCGGGATGGAAAATCATCGCCGCTGGCAACCGCGTGGGTGATCGCGCGTCGGCGCAGAAAATGCCGACCGCGTTGCGCAATCGCTTCGCTCACGTGTACGTCACCGCCGACGTTGACGCGTGGGCCAATTGGGCGAACAAAAATCAGATCGCGCCCGAGTTGGTCGCGTTCATTCGCCTGCGCCGCAATTTGCTGCACGTCATGCCGAAGGGTGATGAAAACGCGTTCCCCACTCCGCGTTCGTGGGCGCGTTGCAGCAAATACGTCCACGCTCCCCGAACGCATCGGATGCGTTTGTTCGCCGCTCACGTCGGCGACGCATACGCTGCCGAGTTGGATGGGTTCTGCGACCTGTACGCTTCCATCGGATCGCTGCAAGACATCATCGACAATCCCGACAGCGCGCCGCTGCCGACCGAACCGTCGATGCGCTTCGCCGTGTGCACGGGCCTCGCGCGCATGGCGACGCGCCAGAACATCGCGTCGGTGTTCCGCTATGCCGACCGTCTGCCCCGTGAGCCGCGTGTCCTCGTCGTGCACGACATGACGACGCGCGATGCGAAGTTGAAGGAGACCGCCTGCTACGGCAAGTGGGCCGTCGCCAACCAAGACTTGCTGATCCAGTAACCCGACGTTGCGCAGATGCTGCACCGCTCACGTGGTGCAGCATTGCGAAACGCCGAACGCGTTTCCGTCGTCTCATGAGAGCGACGCTTCCTCCATGCTCACGAAAGGAAAAATCATGAGCACCCAGACCGCAACTAAAATCGCCACCCCGCTGTCGCGCAAAGCAGTCCTCGTGTCGGTCAACATTTCACAGTGGACCGCACGCAAGCTCGACAAGCGCGTGACCAAGGAAACGAACGACCGCTACAACGCCGCACAGGACGCGGGGCGCTTCAACAAATTGTTGATCGCCGCCGATCACCTGACGGAAATCACCGGCATCGTTTCCAAGGCGCGCGTGCTGCACTATCGCATGACGCAGCCGTGGGCTGACGACGGCCCGCGCATCCTGCCGAATTCGTTGTACGCAAAATTCACCGACGAATTCCGCATCCTCAAGCGGGACTTCCACGACGCTGCGGATCGCTTCGCTGCCGACTATCCCCGGTTCGTTGCCGAACGTCGTGTCGCCCTCAACGGACTGTTCAATGAGAGCGACTATCCGAAGGCGTCCGACATCCGCGAAAAATTCCAACTCACGCTGACGGTGCTGCCGTTCCCCGACGCGGAAGATTTCCGCGCCGATCTGGACGCCGATACTGTCGCCGACATCCGACGTGAGATTGAAGCGACGACCAGCAACGTGCTGGGCAACGCGATGCGCAACACCGCTCAACAGATTGTTGATACGGTCGGGCACATGGCGACCAAGCTCGCCGCGTACAAAGACCCGAGCGAACCGGGCAAGCGCGGGCAGTTCTTTTTTGACAGCCTCGTGGACAACGTTCGCGACCTCGCCGAATTGTTGCCCGCGTTCAACCTCGCGAACGACCCGAAGCTGACCGCGATCACTCTGCGCATCCAGAAAGAATTGTGCGCAGAGGACGCGAGCGTGCTCCGCAAGAATGACGACGCTCGTTTGTCCGTGCAGAAAAGCGCGGACGAAATCGTCGCCGCCGTGTCTGGCATGTTCGCCTGACATCAATGCCCCGACGCATCCCGCGTCGGGGCTTCCCCATGCTCACGAAAGGAAACATCATGAGCGACCAACAAATCGACCGCGACGCCGAGACGATGCGCCGCGTGATGAATGCCCGCGCCGAACTGATTGTGAAGCGCCGGTTTTATGCCGTGCTCGTGTCGAACGTTGAGCCGGTCGTATCAAACAAAGTGCCGACGATGGCGACCGATGGTCGTCGTCACTACTGCAATCCTGATTTCATTCTGCCGCTGACGCCCAAGCAGATGCTGGGGCTGCAAGCTCACGAGAGCGAACACGACGCGCGCCGCCACTCGACGCGTCGCAACGGACGCGATCCGAAGGAGTGGAACATCGCGTGTGATCTGGCGATCAACATCGACCTGATTGACGAAGGCTTTGAGCTTCCGCCAGACGGGTACATTGATGCGAAATACCGGGGCATGTCCGCAGAGGACATCTACCGTATGCGTGAACTGGAGCGACGCCCGCCGCCGCCGCCACCGCCCCAGCCGGGTGAGAGCGACGACGACGACAAGGATGACAGCGACGACGACAACGCCGACAGCGATCCCGGCGACGACGCTGCCGACGACGACACGAGCGACGACGGCGACACAGAGAGCGACGCTGGCGAGAGCGACGACGACAGCGACAGTGAGAGCGACGGCGACGACGAAGCCGCCAGCGACGACGACAGCGACGCTGGCGACGACGCCGACAGCGGCGATGGGAAAGGCGACGACGGCGAGGCTGACACTGACGCTGGCAACGGAAGCGGCGAAGGCGACGGCGAGACCGGCGACGCTGGGAAGGGCGGCGGCGGTGACGCTGGGAGCAGCGACGACGACGACGCGCCGATGACGGGTGCGAGCGGCGACCCGCGTTCGTGGGGCGACGTGCTCGACGCGACCGACGACGAAGGCAACCCCGCTGACGGTGGCGACATCGCGGCACAGGATGCCGAGTGGGATCGGATCGTGCGCATCGCAGCGTCGATGGCGAAGGCAGTCGGAGAACTGCCGGGCCATGTGTCGCGTGAAATCGAACGCGCGAACAATCCGCCTCGCGACTGGCGGGACGAGCTTCGCGAATTCTGCGAGGAAGGCGCGTTGCGCATCGAGACTTGGAACCGACCAAACCGCCGCTTCGCCCACAGCGGTTTGATTTTGCCGTCGTCGCAAAAAGACGGCATCAACAAAGCGGTGTTCCTGATCGACACTTCCGGGTCGATGGATGATCGTGCTCTCGCCTGCATCAATGTCGAGGCGCAGGCGATGCTAGATGACGGGATCATTGATCACGTCGTCGTCGTCTACGGTGACACGCGCGTCACCCGTGTCGATGAATACACGACCGGCGACCAGATGGAGTTTGATCCGCGCGGCGGTGGCGGCACCGATATGAAGCCGCTGTTCGCCTACGCTGCCGAATTCCACGACGACGCGTCGTGCATCATCAACTTCACCGATCTGCACATCGGCGACGCGGGTCCGCTTCCTGCGTGCCCCGTTCTGTTCGCCGTGTACGGAAGCAATTCCGTTGCCGTCGCGTCATTGATCGAACGTGCCCCGTGGGGCGCGCGCGGCATTGATGTCGGCGTGTACTGACGCTTCGCCTCTGCGCTGTCGTGCGATGACAGCGCAGCACGAAACGCCATCCGGTGTTTCACTCCGCTCATTGAAAGGAAAAATCATGAGCAACAAAACCTACACGACAGGCGGCGCAATCAGCGTCGGCACTGTCATACACGGAACCGGGCGCGCGGTAGATTTGCTCCGCGCGCTGGGTGCAGAATTGCTGCGCGTCGCTCCGGGTGAACCGCTCGCCGCAGAGGCGTTGCAGAACGCCGAAATCATCGACCGCGCCGACGCGAAGGATACGGATCACGAAATCGCGTGCGCCGTGTTGTGCGATGTCATCGACCGCCTCAACCTGATCGCTGCCCTTGAGGGTCTGTGGTTCGGTGCGCACGAAGGCGACGGGTCGGACTTCGGTTACTGGTCCGATCACGAGCAGACGGAGGACGCACAATGAGACGCGTCCTCCGCGAGCAACACAAGGTGACGCGCGCCGGAAGGCGATGGGTCATCACGCGCATCACGAAAGTGGGGCGCACTCTTGAAATCCGCCTGCGTCTCCCCGGCTCGTTCGTGAGCCGACTGGAGGCGAAGGCGGTCGCTGAAAGGGCGATGACATGAGCAACAAAAATTGGAACTGCGATGGCGACAAGTGCGCGATGCCGAACGGCGTCGTGCGATTGTTCCCATTGGGCGGCGGCGCAAATCTTATCCTGTGCCTGTCGTGCGCGCTGCACGAGAACCGCTACCGTCAACAGCGCGCGACCGAGACCGGCAACGCGGAAGCGTTTCCGCAAGTGAACTGGTTCAACTGCGAAATCTACCCAACGGAGCACCCATGAAAATGGACGGCAAGGAATACGAACGCGCCATCGGTCGCCTCGCTCTCACGCAAGTGGGCGCGGCGCGCTTCCTCGATGTCAGCGACACGACATCGCGTCGCTGGAAATCAAACGCGCATCCGATCCCGCACGCAACGGCGATGCTGTTGCGCGCGATGGTCCTCAACGGCATGACGCCCGATGCTGTCGCGAAAATCAGGAGGGTGAAATGAAGCCCATAAAAACCCTGACGATCCAACAGCCGTGGGCGCATCTGATAATCGACGGCAACAAGACAATCGAAAATCGCTCGTGGAAAACCGACTATCGTGGACCGCTGTTGATCCACGCCGGTCGCAAGCTCGACCGCGACGCCGACATCCTCGCACGCTTCGGCATCACGCTCGACACGTCGTCGCTCGTGTACGGCGCTGCAATCGGCGTCGTTGATTTGATCGACATCGTGGAGCAACACCCGTCGCCCTACTTTGTTGGTCCGTTCGGATGGGTGCTCGCCAATCCGCGAGCGTGCATCCCCGTTCCGATGAACGGCAAGCTGGGTCTGTTCACCAGCACCGTGCGTCTGCTCCGCAGGCGCGACGCTGCCTGACGCTGCGCATCTGCGCACCCGTGCGATGGGTGCGCAGCACGCAACGCCACGAGCGTTGCTAACCCCGCTCACGAAAGGAAACATCATGAGCAACAAATGGGAATTGTACGAGGATCATCCTCTGTACGCGACTGCCACCGCCGCACTCGACGCGGCGTGGCAGCAAGCAATCCGACTGTCGCCTGAAAAGCCCAGCCGCGACCGTGCACTCGCCGCCATGCTGCACGTGCACAAGGTGATGGAAACCTACAGCGCGGTCGGCGCGAACGACAGCGAGCCGCGCTGGCATCTGGAACACCTGATCGAAACGCACTTCGGGGAATTGATGTCATGAGCAACATCTACCTCATGGCGACCGACATCGCCACGCGGCGCACGTTCATCGCAGAGCGTGCGCGCAAGGGATCACGCAAGATCAACTACTCCGTGATGCCCGCCGACACGCGAGGTGCTGACGTTCTCTGCCAACCTCGCGACGTGCCCGCGCAAATCCGCGCGTCGGCGAAACACATCCTGATCGGCGCGAGGCGCGAGCCGACCAACATCGACGCGTCGCGCTTCGCAGTCCGCCAGATCGGCGTGCTGTTCTACGTGTACGACATCGTGGCGAACAAACGTCTCGGCACCTATCAAAAATTCAGTGCCGCCGCCCGCGCCGCGCGCATCGCATCCGCACTCTGAAAATCCTCGAAAGGAAAATCACCATGAAGGCACTACAGGAAGCGGCGATCCTCGCCGCCGTGTTGCTCGCGCTTGTCGTCACGGCACGCGCGCAACAGCGTACGACCTACGGACCTGACGGTCGCGCCGTCACACGCACGACGACCGACAGTCAAGGAACCACGACGACCTACGACGCCGCCACCGGGCGTCGCATCGTTACCACACCCTCCAGCAACGGAGGGCGGCGATGATGCGAAATCACTACACCGTCGAGCACGCGAACAACGTTCCGCGTGTCTCGGAATTTCAGCCGCACACGGGCTGGGTCGTCATCCGTCACGAGCGCACGACCGACCACCTCATTCGGTTCGTCGCCAATCGGGGAGAGGCGTTGCAGATCGCGGCGCTGCTCAACGCGGAAGTGAAAGCAGCGGAGGACGCGAAATGAAAACGCCTCCGACGTTGATCGACCACCTGTACCGCGCATCATTCAGCAACAAACCGATGATGTCGTGGAACAACAACGAACGGGTGCGCGATGTCCTCAAACGCGCCCGCCGGTTCGTCCTCGATGAAGGGATGGCGACGATGCTGGGCGGCGAGCTTGCCACCGCCGCCTTCACACGCGAACGCGGCGAGAGCTTGGAGGATCGAGAGCGCAACTACGAAAAAAATGTGCGCGTCCACTCTCGCAAGGTCGAGCAGCTACGCATCCAGTCCCGCCTGCCGTTCCCGATCACGTGGTTTGAATATCCGCTCCACCCCGCCATGCGCGCATCGAACGCAATGCTGGGACGCGAATTCAATCCGCACGACGTGCCGCAGACCGAAGGTTGGTTGTTAGAACAGCACCCCGGCATTCCAACCGCCGCGATGCTGTCGATCTTTTCGCGCAACGAAACCATCGACGCTGGCGACGGCAACGATGTCTGGACCTTCCCGATTTCCTTCGCGTGGGTAACAGACGATGCCGTCGTGCCGTGGCGCGCTCCGTTTGAACTACCCGGCGGCTCCACGAGCATGAGCGAAATCGCCACCGGCATCATGGGTTACAAGAGCGACCGGATTGGGATCGCCAGCAACCCGCTGTTCAGGTCGATGGACCTGACACACACGATGGTGACGCTGCTCCGCGAATGGACCGGCGTCATGCGTCGCGTGTTCGCGCTGCTCTCGACGCTCAATGATCTGCCGCTCGCCTTTCGCGATGTCGTCGCGTCGAAAGGTTTCATCGGTCGAGGCAGCTACAAAAAATACCTCGACCATCGAACGTTGACGCTCACCATCCCGGCGAGCGAATACCGCAAGGTGGCGCGCAAGGTGATCGCCGCCGCGCGCCGCAAGGCACACGAGGTGCGCGGTCACTGGCGCATCGACTGGCGACACCCGCCAGACCCGATGTGCCCGCACGACTACGTTGCCACTGACGATGCGCACCTGACGTGCCGCCTGTGTCGCGGGATGAAAATCCACATCCCGCCGCACGAGCGTGGCGACGCGTCGCTGGGAATGGTGACGCACGACTACCGCGTGACGACAGAAAGGGAGCGAACAGATGGATCAGCATGATGTTGATCTGCTCCGCGCCGCACTTGGCACCATCGGTCAGTACCTACCCGGTCAGCCTCGTGCGAACAAAAAACCGACTGTCGATGAACTGTTCTCCGTCGCCACGATCCTTCGCGACGCGATCATGAAACTTCAACAGTCGCCACCGCGTCACTGATCCTATGGCCCGCTTCCGCACACGTCGTGCGGGAGCGGGCCATTTTTTTGGTTTCGCAGGCGGCGGTTCACTTCCTCCACCAGTTCCTCCAGCGTCTCCGACGTGCGCAGCGGCACGAACGGATCGCCGCCGACGCCCCGGCATTGCACGTAGCACGCCAGCGTTCCGCGCCGCAGCGAACGTGCAGCGGTCGCCAGCGGCACCGGATTGGTCGAGCAGTACCATCCGGCGACCACGACCAGATCGGTGACGTTGGAGACGCACGTCGCCCACGCTGGCATCCGCGCCAGCCCCGCCGCGTCCAACAAATCAACGTCGATGCACCACCGCAGATCGGGACACGCGTCCATGAGCGACAGCATCAATCCGCTGCCTGCGCAGATCAACGCCGCGCGCTGCCCGCGTTCAAAATCAATCGGACGTATCCGATGCACGGAGGAAATAAAATCCACGCTGTCGCTCATGCCGAGAGCAGCGCCGCCGCCGCCGTCGCGTCCATCTTGGGACCGACGTACTCAAACGATGCCGTCATCCGGTTGGTCGCGTGTTTGATTTTCCCGCCAGCGTCCCGCGCGCGCATCGACGGCGGTCGCGTCAGTACCCACGCCGGATCGCGCATCGCGCCCGCCACCTCTGCCGGATGCCCCGTGTTCCTGAACACCCGCTTGTCGAGACCGCTCCACATGGATGCCAGCGTCGTGATCATCCTGTTGCCGATGCCGACGCCCTGATAGTCGGGCAGCACGACCGAACGATGCCCGCGCCACGCGCTGCCATGCGACAGCCTCCCGACGAACGGCAAGTAGGAATGGAACGCCACCGGACGTTCATCAACAAATCCCACAAAGCAAATCGCCGACGACGCAAGCTCCGCTGTCAGATAGTGATGGTGCACGAATAATTTCCACGCCGCTCGATGCACGCGAGCAATTTGGAGATTGATCGTAGGTCGTCCGTGAAGTGACCTCCAAGCGAACGTATTGTCCGCAGGCGTGTACACCCAATCTGGATCGAGCCATTCCAGCACGTCGTCGTGGCACGTCACCGCAATGAATTTCCCGCCCCGCCTCCGCACGGTCTTTGCGACCGCCGCACTCCCGATCCGCCCCACCGTCCGATCAACGACCGACGTGAATTCATCGAACACGCACAGGTCGGGCTTGGATGCCAGCGCGCGTGCCAACGTTGCGCGGAACTGCTCGCCATTCGACAGCACCGCGAACGGACGCAGCCACGCAGGCGGCGAGGAAAATCCCACCGACGATAGCAACAGCGTCACGTCCTTGATCGACATCGCATTCGGAAATCCATCCACCACGGCGCGCGAATTGTCCCAATCGAAGCCGCTCATGTAGGCATCTGGAAACAGCGCGCGCGCAATCGTGGTCTTTCCGCAGCCGGATGGACCAACAATCAGCCCGATGCTCCAGTCTTTTTCCGCGAGCGGCAGATCAACACTCCACGACAGGTCGGCGCGCTGCGATGGCGCGATGTCGAACATGCCTTCCAGTTGCATGACACGAGGCGACCGCACGATGTCGGTGCCGCGCGCGATCACCACGGCACTCATGCGATCAACGCGCGGCAATTGATGCCGTCCTCTTGCAGCTTTGTCAGGACGCGTAATTGCTCGTGCTCGTCCGCGCACTCGATCAACACCTGATAGACCGGCTGGAAGGATTGCATCGCCGCCTCGCGTCGCGCCGCCGCCTCCGCTGTCGGAAGCAGTCGCGCAAGATCGCCCTTGCTGAAACCGATGTCCAACAATTTCACGCCGTCGTCGCGGAGCGATGCCAGTTCCTTCGCCAGCTTGGCAGCATCCCAATCCGCGTTGAGCGGAATGCGATTGTCGAGCAGCGCGAAGGCACGGCATTGCTGTTCGGTCCAGCCGCGCGCAACCAGCACCTTGATTTCGGTGAAGCCCTCCAGCTTCGCCGCAACGCGCCGCCCATGACCGGCGATGATTTCGTCGTCCTCGCGAACGAGGATGGGCCACACCTGTCCGTATTCGCGGAGCGAGGATCGCAGTTCCAAAATTTGTTTGTCTGGATGCACGCGCGCGTTGGCGGCGCTGTCGCGCGGTCGGTCGATGGGCCATACCTCGATGCTCTCGACATTCGGCGACGCTGCAAGCGATCCGGCGATCTGCACGTTTGTTTGCTCCCGTTCCTGCGGAGACCCTATCAACAAATCGGGTTCCGTCCCACCCTACGGATGCGTTCGAAGGCTACGCAAGCGGGATTAGGAACGGATGGAATATGGGGAACAAGCTCCGTCGCGCGGTCCCCGCATTTCATCCCCTCTCCCGAAGTAACTTGGCCCTATGGTGTGTTGCTCTTGTGTTGTGCGTCGTCGCGGCGTCGCCGTGCGATCCTTTCGCGTCGTACGCCGTCTGGGAGCGTCGCTGGCGGGCGTTCGTGCGTCGTCGTGTGCGTGTGCTGCTCTCGTGCTGTCGCTCGTGTGCGTCGTCGTGCGTCGTCGTGTGCTGCTCTCGTGCTGCCGTGCTGTCGTCGTGCTGCTCGTGCGTCGCTCGTGCGTGCACTCGTGCGTCGTCGTGAGAGCGTCGCTGGCGGCTCTCCCGTGTGCGTGCTGCTCTCGTGCGTGTCGTCGCGGGAAAGCCGCTGGCGAGCGTCTGGGAGCGTCTGGCGAGCGTCAAAAACCCGCTCTCCCGACTATCCCAGACACGGGAACGCTGGGAAACGCGTCTGGGAGCGTCGCTGGCGGCTTTAGAGCCTCCCAGCTACGTGTACAGCGGGGAGGGGTGGGGAAGCCGCCTACGCCGCCCCAGAACGTCGGGAAACCGCTATCGGTCGGGTGGGCGTCGCTCGTGTCGTGCGTCAGGGTAGTACCCAAGTAGTGAAAGCGTACCCGGCTACTACTTTCCCTCATGCGTTGCTCGTGCGTGTCGTCGTGCGTGTCGTCGTGCGTGTCGTCGTGCGTGTCGTCGTGCGTGTCGTCGTGCGTGTCGTCGTGCGTGTCGTCGTGCGTGTCGTCGTGCGTCGTGCGTGCACGTTCGCCGTCGCGTCGTGCGTCGTCGTGCTGTCGTGCACGCACGGCGGCGGCATCGTGCGTCGTCGTCGTCGTGCACGGTCGGATGCGCTCGTGATCGCGGCGCGATGTCGGCGATTGGAACGTGAAGTGCACGCGCATCCTGTTCACCTTTTCTGGCGGCGGTTGAAGGCGGTGCCCATAGCGCGCTGGATCGCCGCCGGTAGCGTGCGCATCATTTCGCGATGCATCGAGGCGGCGAAGTCCGCGTGGAATGGAACGCGGCGCGGAATGGGCGTCGCATGTTTCAACGCGTACAACAATTTGAGCCGACCCTTCGTGGTGCGCGTGTACAATTTGTCCCGCAGCTTGAAGGCGCGGTTGCCCATGTTCCGTGGTCGCAGGCGACCGGGCACGCCGCGACCGGATCGAGGAATGTCGCTCGCAGGAATGGCGAGGTTCGATCCGCCGCGTGGCGTGCGCACGCCGCCCAACGCCTGCATCAACAAATTTCCTCTGTTGAGGCGGTCGTAGATTTCCACCGACAAGGATCGTTTGTTTGCTCGTGCGCCCCGTGTCGTGAGCGACGCGGCGATGAAGGATGCGTTGCGTTGTTTGATCGCACCGGGCCATGTGTGGCGGATCAGAAATGATCGCGTGATGTCGGCGGCGCGGTTCATGGCGAGCGCCATCGCGTACGGCACCTGATTTTCGGCAGCACCAATCGCCATCGCGGTTTGCTGCCAGTCGCTGAAATCCCATTGCACACGAACGACCATGCTGCGCCTCCGTGGCGATCCTACCGCCGATCTAGTCCGGTGCATAGAGCCGGTTGCGCTTGTCCATCGTGTGGCGGCAACGGTAGCGCATGGTCTGCATCAAACACTCGACCGCGTAGGCTTGCGCCTGCGACAGCACCTCCACCACTATCAATGGGCGGTGCCTCATGATCATGTTGCGCGCACCCATGATCACCTCGCACTCGTGGCCCTCCACGTCGATTTTGATCAAACAAACCTTGCACGGGCCTTCGACATCATCGAGGCGCTTCGCCATCACCGGCATCACGCACACGACATCGCCGCCGATGTTAGGTTTGTGCAAGCGTGAGGCAACGGAGGCGGTGTCGCTCACACTGTCGAGCTTGCGACCGGACACGAGGTGCATGAGACCGATCCTGTCCGACGCCGCCAGTGGCAACATGCCGATCTTGGCGCTGTTGATCGCCGCATTTTTTTTCAGGCGGATGAAGTTGGTCGGATGCGGTTCAAACGCCAGCACCTTCGATCCCATGAGAGCGGAGGCGATGGAATAAATCCCGGTGTAGGCACCGACATCAATCACCAACTCGCCTTCCTTGCGCAGCGAATGCCAACAGGCGCGCGTCTCCGGCTCCCACAGTTTTTTGTTGTTGGTCATGCGCACGATGGCATCGCCGTCGTCCAACAATTCCACTTGCACGTTGGCAACCCAGATCACGGTGGTGGTGCTCATGGCGTCACAACAGTGTCGGCGGTCGGTACGGAAACACGCGTGGTGCCGGTCGCTTGCTCCGCGCATAGGCGATCATGCGCGACGTGATCCAGTTTTGCGTCCACGGCGATACGCCAGCGGCAGGGTCGAGCCACTTGAAGTGAGCGGGAGGAAACGAACCGATTTTTTCCCGGTACACGTTCGCTGCCCAATTCGCATTGTAGCCCTTCGCGATGCCGTGCGCTTTTAGTTCGCGGAAAAATATCTCACGCTCGACCGTCGATGACAGATCGCGCGGAACAGGAACCGGCTTCGGCTTCGGTTTCAGTTCACGCAACTCGCCTGCCTGCGCCTCCACCGTACTCACCACCTTGGCGGTGAAGCCGCAGGCGGGACAGGTCGGCGTCGTTGGCGGTCGCAGGAACGCACACTTCGGGCATTCTTTCGGCAGGCGGATGCCGTCGTCCTTCCTGTTGGAGTGCATCGGCGTTTTGCCGACGTGCAAGCCCTCGTAGCTGACATCAATGCTGGTGACGAAACCAAGGCGCGCGTGGTTGTCGGAATGATCGAGGATCAAACAATCCGCCTTGCCTTCCGCCGTGCGCAATCCGCGACCAACAATTTGCGTGAACAGCATGTCCGATTTTGTTGGTCTGCAAATAGAGAGGCAACGAACATCCCAATCAACGCCGGTCGTGAGCGTGCCGACCGACACCACCACCTTGATTTCGCCGTCGTGGAATTTCCGCCGGATGGTCTTGCGCCCATCGACCCACAATCCGCTCGCCTTGTTGCGCGTGTCGGCATCCTTCGTGTTCCCATCCTGATAGGCGCATGGCACGCCCGCCGCCTCGAATTTTTCTTTCAGGTGCATGGCGTGCGCGCGATCCACAGCGTAGCAAAATGTTGGTCGGTTCTCTCCCAGCCTCAACCATGTCTCGACGGCATCGCCGACCAGCGTGCCGCGTTGCATCGCCTTGGACAATTGTTCCTCGTGATAGTCGCCCGCCACCGTGGACACGTCGGACAAATCAGGATGCGAGGAAGCGAACACGCGGAACGGCGAGAGCCTGCCTTCATCAATCAGGTTCTGAATTGTTGAAGCAACGATCAGGCACGGCTTGCGATCCTCGTCGGCATAATTGCGCGGTCCAGCAAAGTAGGTGCCGAGACTTGGCGACCACGGCGTTGCGCTCAATCCGATCACCGGGCATTGCCAGCCGGTCGTGTAGTCCAGCCACTTTGTGTACACATTGAACCAGCGGTGCACTTCATCCACCAGCACGATGTCGCATTCCGGCATGGTGCGTTTCATGAGCGTCTGGACGCTGGCGATCTGCACCGGCTGATCCCAATTCGTCATTGCGTGATGGGCTTGGATCACACCGACATCGGTGATGCCTTGCTGGTAAAACATTTCCATTGTTTGGTCGATCAACGAAACGGCAGGCACGGTGAACAGCACGCGGTTCGATTTTTTGATTGCGCCGCTCACCACCGCCGACGCCAGAATTGTTTTTCCGTAGCCGGTCGGTGCCTGCATCACGATCCGCCGATGACCGGCGGCGATGTGGGTGCGGAGTTGATCCAACGCCCATTCCTGATCCTCTCGCAATTTGCGCACGGTTCGCCTCCTTCACAATGTGTGCAGTCTCGCCTTGCCCGCCTTCACCACCTCGCCCATCACCTTGTCACGCATAAGCGTGCGCCGATGCGCGCTTGTCATGCCAGCAATGAACTGCCGACAATCGAACGCGCGGCACACTTTCGGTGCGCGCGCATGGATCGAGCAACCATGCTCTGCGAGGTAGACGCAATCGCCGTTTGGCATTCGCCGCAGCACATGCACCTCGCCATGCTCTGGATGCAGGATCGTGATGGTGTCGAATTTTTTCGGATCGTCACCGTCCATCAACATGATCAACTGGAAGCGACAGCACGCGCGGCATCCGTTGCACTCGACCGCTGTCATGGCGGCGGCTCCATCGGCAGCGCATCCGGCAGCACGACGCCCTCCGCGTATTCGTAGCCACGGTATTCGTCCTCGCCTAACAGATGGAGGATGCCGTAGCCTGCGAGCAGTCCGATTGCCATTTCGTTGTTGATCAATCCGATTTTGAGTGCGGAGGCGACGGCGACCAAATCATGCTGCGCCGTTTCGTACTGTACCCACAGCACGCGCATCGTGTGCAGCAAATATGCCTGCCGCTCCGATGTCGCGGCGTCGATGTCGGCGTCGGCGATCATTCGTCGTCGCTCTCCAATCGGTGCACGCCGGTCACGGTGCCGACGACCAATTGCATCGCGTGCCTGATTTGATGATTGACCAACTCCACGAGCCGATCATGATCGCGCGGCGGCGCGTGCCGCCGGTACAGGTCGTCAATCGCAATGGCGATGTTTTTCGCTTTTTTGTTTTTCAGATCGGAGGCGGCGAATTGCACCTTGCGGCGAAATTCCTCCGCGCGGATTTGCTGCGGTGTCTGCGCCATCGCCTCACCCTTCCGGCGGCAGCAAATAATCATTCGCCAGCAACCACACGCGCGACACTTCCTTTTCCTCTGCGGTGAACGCGTTGATCGACAGCCGCGCCTTGTGCATCATCGCGACCGGCACCGATGGATGCGCCCACCGCTCCGGTCGCGGCACATTCCACTTCGCCATGTGCACATGGAGCGCATCCACATCGAGCTTGCGCAACACGGCGTCGCGTTCGATGCAATACTGTTTGATGTCCTCAATGGCAGGCAGCGTTTCCGTTCCGGTCGGTGTTTGTTTGGTCATCGCGGAAACTCCCACCGCTCACGCAGCCGCTTCAACACAAAATCCGCAATCGCCACCTCATCCTCCGGTGTGCACCGGATGCCGCGCCGCTGGAGAATTTCACCCAGCGCGTAAACCGTCGCAAAATATTCAGGGCTTAAATCCTTCTCCTTCACGCGCTGGCGCATCGCCTGCATCGGTGTTGTTTGTTTGCTCATGACTGCTTTCCTTTCGTTTGTTTGTTGATCCGATGCATCCGTCGCCGGATGGAGCGCGCCCTACAGCGCATGTCGCCGTGCGCGTGACTGTAGTAAATGTTCCAGTCGGCAGCGCAGCCGGTGCAGATCGCCTTCGCCTGTTCGCGCAATTCCTCCCGCACTCGCTGCCGTTCACGCTCCCGCTCAAGGCTCTGGATTTGTCTCGCTCTCACGTCGCTCGCCTTTCGGTTGTTTGTTTGTTGGTCCCTTCGATGGCGGTTGTGCGGCCCTGTTAGAATAACCACCACTGTAATCTTCCTTTCCCCTTGCTTCCTTCGGTAGCCTCTTTCTCCATAGCTACACCCCGACCCCTCACACAAAATGCCCGCCACCGGACACATCGTGCAAAGAGCCGGGGCGTACCGACATCCGCGCTGGCGACCTCGTGCTTCCCACGCGACAAGCCGTGGGCGATGCCAATATGCGCGGCGTCGTCCGACTGGTTTTTGCTGCCACGACCCCAGTCAGGAAAAACATTCCTCACACCGGACGCGCAGCCAATCACGGAACTAGAATTCAGGATGGGGCTTGTGTTGAGCAGAAACCGTGTGCAATGGTTTCCATTCAAGGCTCGCGCCACCTCTGCTACAGGTGATCGGGCTAGAGCGGCGGTCGCTTGGCTAGAGCGCCGCCGTTCGCATTTTAGGCGCATGACTGCGCCGCTGGATCGAAGCCTGATCCCGCCAGACTGATTTGGCAACCCACAAAATGTAGGCGGTGTGCACACGCCGCCGATCCGCCGGTAGTAGGTCACGACGCGAACAGCGGCGTGGTGCGTGCCGCCAGATCAGGGCGCAGATGGCAAATTTGGTAGTCCCACAAGGCACATGCGTCGGCTTCATCCGAATTGTTGACCGCCCATCCAAGCGACCGGCACCGTTCGATGGTCATGCCCTTGGCAACCAAGCTCTTGAAATTCCGACCGATGAAATGGGAGCGCACCTGTTGCACGCTCGCCTCGCGTAGCTCGACCACGCCTTGCGCCCATTCCTCCAGATGCTCCGCGAAGCCGACCAACAATTTCACCGTGTCGATGTTTGTTCGACCGTGCATGATCATGGGCACGGCGGGGCTTTCAAAAACCACCAGCGCGGTCGCGTGTGCAGAGCAGAACAGGTCCAGCCACGTGCGCATCTGCCGATAGGCGTTGCCACGTGCACCACCAGCCTTGCCGAAGCGGATCGAGCCGAACGTCGGCACCGATCCCGGCTTGCCGTGCGCCCATCCGGTCGTCGTCGCGATGTCGAGCGCCAGCACGTTGCCAGAAAATTTCATCGCAACATCTTTTCACGTTCGATCCAGATCGACGCGCGTTTGATGCGCTCGCCCTTTCGCTTTTCAGCACGCGCCAACAATCTGCCCCAGACCACGCGCCGCACCTTGAAGCCGCGACGCGTTTCCTCGCCGATGGCCCATGCGCTGGAGTTGCGCGCCGGTTCGTAATCCGACACCCACGTCATCCGCGTTCCTTGTCGAGCTTGGCGCGTTCGTCGTCCAGAAATTTGTCGATGGTGGCTTGCGTGAAACCAGCGCGGCGCATCCGATCCCAGAATTCCGTTTCGGTGATCGTGTCGAGACCGTAGCTGCGCAACAGCTTGCCAACGTCGTCGGTGATGGCGGGTTTTTTCTTGCGTGCCATGATCAATCCGCTGGCTTGTGTTCGCCGCAGAACCAGACGCCTAGCTTGCCTTTGCGCGTGTCAACCTCGTGACCGTGAAAGCCCCACTTGCCGCAATGGCAATAGTGCACGAGGTGCCCGCGATCCTCGCCGACGAAACCGCGCCGCGCCTCCACTTCCTCTGGCGTCGGCACGTACACGATCCTCGCCAACAGTTCATCAATGCTCCGACACTCTGTCACCGGCATGGAATAATTCTCGATGCCTTTCGATGTCAGCACGCGGATTTCGTTCCGCCGGATCAACTCCACGCCCCACGCCCATCCTTGCAATTCCACGTCGTCGCTCTTGGAAATATATTGACCGTGGATGTAGATCACCTGTTTTTCGATCTTGTGCTTCCGCACGAGCAACCATGTCAGATCACGATCACCTTCGAAGGATGACGTTTTCACATCCACACGGAACCGAACAGGATGATCGGCGACACGCAAGTGCAGGAAAAAATCCTGACCGCCGTCGCCGCCTGCGCGTAGCTCCACGTCAACGGTCGATCCGAACACGTGCTGGCATTCGTATTCGCCAAGCAGACCACGGCGGATCGCTTCCATGCCGTCCATGTCGTCGGCGACTATTTGATCAACCGTGCCGCGCTGCCGGTGAAAATCCCAACGCCGTTGCGCGTGCTCCGCAGCGTCCTTACGATCCTGCGCGGTGAGCGTCATCGACCGCGCTTACCGCCGCGCATTTTGTTGATCGCTCGCGCCTTCATCCTCGTGAGCTTGCCGACGCTCTTGACCTTGCCGCTGCTCTGCCCGCCTTCGGACGGTTTCGTCATCTGCAATTCGCGCGCCGCCATCTTGCGCTTGATGTCCATCGCCTCACGCTGCGCACGTAGCTGCGCCTCGCGCGGTCCTGCTTCCTGCTTTGCCATTGTTTGCTCCCTTGAAAAAGTTGCCGGTCGCGCGCCCGAAAGGAACTAAGCGCCACCGGCTCTCGGTGTTATCGCAGTCACCGCCGAGTGGACTGGCTGGAGCGGAGCAACGACCATGCCGCGCGGTTCTGTGAGGTGCGCGGCGGAACGCTCCAGCAACCGACCCTATCACGCCGCCAGATTAGTTTCCGCCTCGCCGTTGCTCTGCGGTTCAACAACCTTCGGCGTCGCCTTCGCCTTCGCCTTCGCCTTCGCGCGCGGCGGCTTCGGCTCGTCGGGGAAAAACGAAAGCTGGCGCTTGTCCTCTTGCGCCTTGGCGAGACGCGCCGCCATCTTGCGATCCTCGTCCTCCAGATCGGCGATCCATCCCTCGATTTTCAGCATCGCGCGCGTGATCTTGACGTTGGTCTTGGCAGATTTTTGGCTGACGCCGTTCGCCGCCATCTGCTCATAGAGCGCGGTCATCTGCTCGCGTTCCTTGCGTGCGGCGTTCATGAATTTTCCGCGCGCACTCTCGATGTTGGCATAGGCGTCGAGGATGCTGGTCAGGAATTTCCCTGCCATCTTGATGCCAGCCACCGCATCGTCGCTCGCCGCCTTCGCTGCTTTCGCCATGTCGCTGCTCCTGTTCACGCGCCACGGAATGCGGCGCGTCGCTGTAGCTCTTTCCGTTCGGCTTTGAGGGCGCGGATGCGCAAGAGCAGACCGACGACATCCTCGATGCCGAACGCGTCGGCGAACGTCGCCTTGCCGCACGCAACGGCGTTGATCGCCTGCTCCATCGAGGCGATCTGGTCGTCTGTTGATGCTGCCGGTGGTTCTGACATCGCCTTCCGCCGAAAGGATTTTTACGCCCGTCCACAGCCGGATGCAAGCGGCGCTTGCCAAGGTTCCACCGCCTAGTGTACAACCGGCATGTGTCGCGAACAGGAGGCGGGTTGTGTTTGCTCCGACGCGAGGCACGGTCGCGGTTGTTAGTTGCTTGTCTCCGCGATCAACGTGGACACGCCGATTGGACCCTACGGCGTGAGGGGCGGGCCAGCTTCGCCGCATGGCCCGCCCCGACCAATCAAGCGGCGATCACACAGGTGAAGCAATGACAGTCGCAGACCTTAAAACCGCGCGGCGCGCGGCGAAGCAAAATGCCGATGAGGCATTTGTTGAACGCTCGATCAAACACTTAATGCAAGAGCCGCACGGACCAAGCGTGATCATGACGTTCACGCCCGGTGCAGCCAAGATGATACTGGAACAGTTGAACAGCAACAACCGCCCGCGCAAGTCGGTCAAGGTCGCCGAATTCGCCAACTACATGACGGCGGGCAACTGGAAGCTGACCGGCGACACGGTGAAGTTTTCCAATCTATATCTCCGCGACGGACAGAACCGTATGGAAGCGTGCGTGCGTTCGGGCGTGCCGTTCACGACGCACGTCGTGTTCGGTCTGGACGACCGCATCTTTACCTTCCTCGACAACGGAAAGCCCCGCACGGTCGGTGATGCCTTCGCCATCGAAGGCGTCGAAAATCCGACAACGGTAGCTGGCGCGGTGAGGTGGCTGGAGAAATTCAGAACCAACACCGTCAAGGATCGTTCTGGTCTCACGCAAAACGAAGGCGTCAATGCGTTCCACGAACACTATGACAGCGTGCGGATGAAGGTATCGGTGGCGGCGGCACGGGCTGTTTCCAATGCCGACGATACACCCAAGACCATCGCAGCGGCGCTGCACTATTTGTTCGCCGACAAGAACCCTGCTCTCGCCAATGAATTTTTCGAGGCGTGGGCGGCGCGCAATTGGGGCGGTCGGATGCGTCCGATCAAAAAGGCGAGCGACTACCTCGCCGCACTCAACACGGCATCCAACGGTCGCGTGCATGAACTGGCGCGCATATCCGCGTGGATCGTCGCGTGGAACCTCGTGGTGCAGCGTCGCGTCGGACGCAAACCTGATTTCAGGTGGACACCCGCCGACGCTGTTCCCCGTATTCGAGGCTGAAACAAAAATGGCTCGCCACTTTGAGGAAATCGCCATTCGCGGCAACTTGCGCCCGCCAAGCGACCGATTGCCGTTGGTGGAAAAGCATGTGATCGCCTTGATGAAATCCATCAAGGAGGTTGGGCTGATCGAACCTATCGTCGTGGCGCGCAAGCGCCACGGCATCTTTATTGTCGCTGGCTTTCATCGCTATGAGGCGTGCAAGCGCCTCAAACACAAAACCATCGCCGCCATCGTGGAGGGCGAGGACAGTCCAGAGGTGGAACGCTGGCAGGTGCTGGCAGAGATTGATGAAAATCTGGTGCGTCGTGAACTGACGCCAGCGCAACGCGCCAAGCTGATAGCGCGGCGCAAGGTTGCCTACGAGGCGGTGCATCCTGAAACCAAGCAGGGTCGCGCTCCCGCGAAGCGTGGTGGCAAGGGAGGTAAGACGGCGAAATCCGCCACCTTACCCAAGTCTTTCGTGAGCGACACCGCGACCAAGACCGGCAAGTCGGAACGGACCATTCGTGAGGACGCCACGCGCGCCAAGCGTCTCGGTGCCGATCTGGATCGCGTCGCCGGAACGTCGCTCGACAAGGGCGCAGAACTGGATGCGCTCGCCGCCATGCCGCCAGAGGATCGCGCGCCGTTGATCGAACGCGCCGCCGCTGGTGAGACTGTCAGCGCGGTGAACGGCGAGGAAAAATCGCCGACAGGATTGGGTGCGCTACGGCGACTGTGGTCGGCGTTCCGCACTGGATTTACCAACGCCGCCCCGGCAGCACGCGCGAATTTTGCTCCCGAATGGCGCGCGGACAGTGAGCGACTGGAAAAATTGTTGGAGGCACGTTGAGCGATGCAAGTTATGAAGTGGAATGGAAGTCCAGTAAAAAAGCCGGGATGGTATTCCGGCGTGCCGATTGAAAAATATCACGGTGCAGGAATTTGCGACGGTCCTGCGGTGTCGAGCACGAACCTCCGCACGTGCTGGAGCAAGTCGGAGGCTCACATGCACGCGGCGTGGGCGGAAAATCCCGACGCGATCCAGCGTGTGCCGTCGCGCTTCATGACGCTTGGCGCTGCGGCGCATCACCTGTTGCTGGGCGAGGACAATTTCAGAATGAAATTTGTTCGCCAGCCCGAGACCTATCGCGACAAGGTGACGGCGGTGGAGAAGCCTTGGCACAACGGTGCCGGTTACTGCAAGACATGGAACGAGCAACAAATCAAAGCTGGCAAGGTGCCGGTGACGATGACGGAACTGGAAGTGATCATCGCCATGTCACGGTCGCTTGCGCTGGAACCACTCATAGGTGCCGGTGCCTTGCGCGGTTACGTCGAGGTGTCTGGATTTTTCCGCGACAAGGAAACCGGATTGTGGATCAAGGTGCGTCCCGACGTGATCCCACCTACCGATGGCGATTTTGTTGATCTGAAAACCGCCAGCGATGTCACGACGCCCGCGCTGCAATATTCCATGCACGCCTACGGCTACCATCAACAAGGCGCGCTCGTGTGGGAAGCGTGCGAGGCTCTCGGTCATCCTTTCAAATCTTTCGTGATGGCGTTTGTCGAGACCGCGCCGCCGTACTGCGCACGCATGGTGCCAGCGGATGACGACGACATCGGGCGCGGTCGTCAACAGAACCGCTGGTCGTTGCGCAAGATCGCGACGGCGATCAACGCCAAGCATTGGCCCGGTCCCGGCGAAGGCGATCTACGTCCGCTGCCCATCGGCACCGATGCGCGTGCACGCATTGACGAACGGTTGAAGCGGGAGGGTCTGGCGTGATCGACAACGAACCCGTGTACGAAAAAATGACCGACGACGAACAGCGCGACTACGCGCTGGCGGTGCATCGCAAGTTGGTTGACCTGATCCAATCCATCATGAACGCGGGCGTGGACATCATCGGCGGCGTTCCGATGCTCTCCTACTTCACGGCTCTGGCAGAGGTTGCCGCCGACGCATTGCCAGAGAGCGAACCGGAGCGCGCCGAACTGGCGGCGGCGTTCGTGACCTTCTTCCACTCCAGCATGAAAGGAACCGACGATGACGACGAACAACAAACCGGCTGACGTGCCGCGCCACTGGAAGCCGTTGCTCCAGATCACGACCAACGATTTCGCCCCGATGCGGCGCGAGGTTTTGCAGGACGCGATGAACCACTACGGCATAGACGAGGACACGGCGCGCGCGATGCTGGCGAAGGAACACGCGCGCTGCACCTACTACGTCAACGACCTGTACCAATGCAGCGCCAATCCCATCGAGGACAACAAATTTTTCTGTATGCAAATTTGCATCCGTCGTCGCGACGGCGGCATGATCTGGGATTTCCGACACTTCCAACAGATCAAAAACGAAATAGCGGGACCGGAAGCGGAAGCGGTTCAACAATTCCCCGGCGAAAGCCGCCTCGTGGACACGAGCAACAAGTGGCACCTGTGGGTGTTGCGCGTCGTGCACCCCCACATGGTGGTGCCGGTCGGCTGGCAGTCCCGTGACGTGCAGTATGCACCAAATCGTAACGTTCCCGGCATGAGACAACGACCATTGTAGGAGGTGATGGATGGCGCAGAAACCACGGACGGTAACGGATCGCGAACGCTACATGGGCGAGCGCATCCGCGAAGCGCGCCTCTCCAACGGGCTGTCGCAACGTGCGCTTGGCGAATTGCTGGGCGTCTCGTTTCAGGCGGTGCAAAAATATGAGACCGGCGAGACCCGGTTGAACAGCGGTCGGATCGAATTGTTGATGACCGCACTCAATCGACCGTTCGCATATTTTTTCCCATCGACTGACATCCGTGGTCGCGTTGATCCTGAAATCAACAACCTACTTTCCACCAAGGAAGGGCTGACACTAGCCAGCGTGTTCGCTCGACTGACGACGGAGGATCAACGACTGATCCTCCACCACGCAACCCGACTGGCAGCGAAGGAAACCGCGTGATGGACGTTTCGGAAATTGAAAAGCGCGTTGATCGCGCCATTGCTTCACCGATGCCGATTGATGGTGCCGGTCGGTTCGCGCCAGCAAATTTTGGCGAGGCGGTCGAGTACGCGAAGTTGATGGCGATGGCTGGCATCCTCCTGCCAAAGTATTTGCGCGGCAACGTCGGTGCCTGTCTTGGCATCTGTCAAAAGGCGTGGCGTCTCGGCATCGACCCTTATGCCTTCGCCGAAAAGACCTACATGGTGAGCAACAAAGGCGAGGAGCGTGTTGGCTACGAGGCACAGTTGGTGCACGCCATCATCACCGCACTCGCCCCGCTGAAAAATCGCCTGCGGTACGAAATCGTCGGCGAGGGTGACGAACGCCGATGCAAGGTGTGGGGCACATTTCGGAACGAAACGGAACCGCACGTGTACACCAGCGAAACGCTGGGCAAGCTGCGCGATGCGCGCGGTCGCAATGAATACGGCAGCCTCAAAGGATCGCCGCTGTGGGACACCCAGCCGGAAGTGCAGCTTGCATATTCTGGCGTGCGACAGTGGGCGCGGTTGTTTGCTTCCGAAACCATCCTTGGCATCTACACGCCGGATGAATTCGACAACGAGCCGCGCGATGTCACGCCGCCAACATCGGCGGTCGCGGCATTCTCGCAGCGACTGAAAGACGCCAAGCGTGATGGCGATCAACAAGGCTTCACCGCCGGTCACGCGGCGTCGGTGATCGAAAACGAACCGCAGGAGGCGGTTGATAATGACGGAACTACCGAACGGATTGATCCTGAAACTGGAGGCGGTGGACAGCGTGATGACGCTGACGCTGCAAGCGTTGATGACGACCGCGCAGGAAGTGGACGCGGTGATCAAACGGATGCGAGCAGCGCGCCGGATGCTGGCGTCGGGAGCGAAGCCGCGCCGAAAGTACAAGCGCAAAGCGAAGCTGACATCTTCCCGCCCGACCGCAAGCCGCGCGCGAAAGGCAAGGGCAAGTAATGCTGCGGCAGCGCCAGCCACGGCAGAGTGACGCGCGCTACCTCGCATGGCTCCGCACGCAACGTTGCGCGTGCGGATGCCTGCGAGGGCCACCGTGTGAAGCCGCGCACGTGCGGATGGCTGATCACGCGAACAACAAAACGGAAGCAGGCACCGGCAGGAAACCCGACGACAGGTTCGCGCTGCCGCTGCACTGGCTCTGCCATCGGGATCAGCACGCGCACGGCGAACGCGATTGGTGGATGCGACAGGGCGTCACCGATCCAGTCGCGCTGGCGCTGGCGTACTACACGACATTCTGCACGGAGAAGGGTTGATGTTGCTCGCGGACGAATTGGTGCAGCACGGATGCGACATGAGCGGCATGGACATCACCCCGATCAAGGATCGCCTCAAGGGCGCTGCAAAGTTTTTGATCGAACCTGAATTTGCTGCCGCCGCAGAGGAACTATCCGCCAGCTACTCTGGCTTGGTGCGCGCGTTCCCATTCTGTCGCCTGCCGTTCAAGGAAACATGGATCGAGGTTTGCCAGCACGACCGACCGCGCTTCCTCTCCGCTGGCATTCACGCGCCCGGTTTCCAACGCTCGCCGACGCGCGTCGGATTTCTCTGCTCTGCAACGCGCGCCGATTTGAGCGCATGGCGCACGCATCTGTTCTGGTCCTTGAAGGGACCGGACATCAAGGAAGGGCGCAGCACCGCGAGCATCGCGATGGATGTGGACATGGCGTTCCCATTGAGCAATCAAACAACGCTGCCAGACCAAGCGGAGATTGATCGCAGCTACGACCAGCGGATCGTGCGTGTCGCCGCACCGCATCCCGGCTGGACCAAAGCCGACGACAGCGTGAAGCTCGCGATGATGAACCACACCGCGCAGGCGCTGACCGATTTCGGTGCGCCGGTTCCGCCAATGTGGTTCACGCCGCCGCAGATCGAGAAATTTTATCACGCGCTGTTCCAGTTGGCGCGCGCCGATTGGGCTGGCGAGGTGGCGTACATCTTGGCGACCATCGGCTTGATGAACACGCGCAACGCATCCGACACCGTGTTGGTTGACAAGACCGAACACAACAAAAAGCGCGCCAAGCAAAAACAACTTCCGCTTTTCTCGCACCACCGCCTGCGCATCCATCCGAAATTGAGTGCACGCGTGGCGGCAGCGAACAAACAAACAAACGGCTCGCATTCCGCGATGCGGATGCACCTCGTGCGCGGTCACTGGAAGGTGCGCAGGACCGGCATTTTTTTCTGGCATCCGTTCGCTCGTGGGAGCGCGGAGCACGGCACCGTGGAAAAGGAATACGTGCTGTGATCGACGACGGCGGTCGCTCCGTGGAGGCAATCGCATGGTCGCGGATCGTGCGCGACAGCGAACGGATTTACAACGCCTTGCGTGAAGGCGGCACGTGGACGGTGCCGCGTAGCGGTCTGAAATTCGTGAAGCGCGGTCGGTCCTTCCATCTGTTGTCGTACGCGCAATCTTTCGACCGCGAGGCGCAGCGACAGGAATTGTACTGCCTCCAAGAGATTTACCGCTACCTAAACATCCGCGTCATTGACGACGCTGGACTTGGCCCAATGGAAAAGGAACTGCCAACATGAGCGACGCACTACCGAAGGCGATTGATCTGGATGAAGTGGCGCGACAGGCGGCGCAGCCTGCGCAGCAACAAGCGGTGACGGACATCGGCAGGATGTCGGCGCAGGCGGTGCTGGCGATGTACGACGCGGCGGCGAAATCCGTCGCCGACATGGGCGAGGAAGTGAAGGTGCGGATCGACACGCTGGAAGCGGCGTTGTCCGAATGCCACACCGACATGAAGTTGGTGAAGGAAGCTGCCGACGCGATCCGCGAAAAGGGTAAGCTCGTGCACCTCCAGATCGAGGAAGCGTCGCGCGTGTCGAGCGACATCCGCGCCGCGTGTGAGGATTTTCGACGGAGGATAGGATGATGCATCGAGGCACCGGAGAGCTTCGCCTTGTCATCATGGATGAAGCGGAGTTGATCGTGCGCATGGCGGAAGCGTTCGCACAACAGCGACGACCGCGCGGCTCGACAGCGGAACAGGCACTGGACGCGATGGAGGAAGATGTCGCGCTGGCGTGGAAGCGCGCGGCGGATGCCGTGCACGACTACTTCATGGAGATCGCCGTCTCCGTCGCGGAGCATCGAGGATTGCTGCAATGAAAATTGATGGCGAACGCAATCGGATCAACGCCGTGCCCGAACCCATCACGGTGCGACCGTTCTATCCGCCGTACAGCGGAAGCGGTGGGGTGGGATTTGAAATCAGCAGCGGAGCACCGTTGCTGGTGGTGAGCAAAGAGGAAGCCCCGCTTGTGGCGAGGATGCTACTGGCGTGCCGCCAGACCGGCGCGCGTCTCGCCCTCCAAACATCCGGCAGGAGGGCTGACGGCACGATTACGATTTCGGCGGTGCCGCTGAAATGAAAAATGTTGACGACGGCGAACGCAAGCGCCTGCACGCGGTGCCGGAACCAATCAAGGTGCGGATACTGCGCTCGCCGCCGTTCCCAGCCGACACGGTGAAATTTCATTTCGCCAACGGCGTTGAAATGGCGGTGAGTGCAGACGACGCCTTGCTGTTGGAAAACTTCATGCGGGAATACCACCGCGTCGGCACGCGCAACGAACGCGGTCGGTACGTGTTTGGAAAAATCGGCGAGGACGGCGACAAGACCGTGATCGGAGTGAAGCTGAAATGATCGGCAGGCTGGCAGCGGCGGGCGTGTTCGGCGCGGCGATGTTCGTTGCTGCGATGTGGCCCGCCGCCCGCAACACGCGACCGTCGTCGCCGCCGATTGTTGAACCGCCGCCGGTCGTGCGCCAGATCGAAATCGTTCCGAAGGTGGTGCGCACGGTGCCGGTCGCGCCGTCGCCGCCACCGGAGCCGGTCGCGATGATGCGCCTGCCCGACGACGACATCGTGGAACGACCGCCACGCCGTCGCGTCGCTCGTGCACGTGTCAGCCACCGTGCCGCCCGCCGCGCCCACCGTCAGGTTGCTCGTGCACGTGCCAACCATCGGGACATCTGCCGGGGCAAGGGTCGAGTGATCACGAGGGGAGGGCGATCATGGCGATGCCGTCGCTGAAATGGCTGATCCTGATCATGCTCGTGGCTCTCGGCGTCGCCATCGTGCTGTCGGGGTGTCAGGTGCCGTTGAAGCTATAGCGCCAAGCCCCGCCAGAGCGTCCGTGGCGCGTTTCCCGCCCATCCCAGCTACATCGGACGCCCCAGCCCGCCCGAACGCGCCAGCGACGCTCCCAGCGTCGTGCGCATAGCAGCCATCCAGCATGGGTGCATAGCTAGGTTGCCACGCTCCGCGATCAACGAACGGTTGGGCGGATCGGGCGGCGCTCTATTTGCCCGATCTGCTCAACGCCATCCGCTTGCGCGTGCGCCACGCCTTGCGCGATGCCGCCGCACGGATCGGGCGGTGACACGCGGCGCACGTCGTGTAGGGACGCTGGCGCGGTCGCTCGCGGCAAATCCGGCAATGCAATGTTGGACGTGGGGTGCTGGAAGCCATTGAGCATCCTAGCACCCCGTGCAGATCGGCGGCGGCGCGGGCGGGATCGGTCCCGGTGGCGGCAGCACACGAGACCGCTTGTGGTCATCGAAAGGAACGGAGGAAGCTGACGCTTGGCATTCCGAGCAACAAAGCAACCAGCATGTACAGCGCGATCAACACGACCACCGCGATGAAAAGTTTTTGAACCTGCGCTGGCACCGTCACGCTGATGTAGCTCAATCCCCACAGGATGATCGCGCCAATCAGCAACAGGATGGCAACAACGATGGCGATGTCGAGCACGCCAAGCAACAATCCAGCCAAGCCGCTCATGACGTGACCTCCACTTTGCTGCCCTTCGGCAGCGTGAGCTTGATTGTGACGGTGACGAATTCCGCAGGCGGCGGTTTAATCGTCGGCGGTTCGATGATGTCGCCGCCTCCACTCCATTCCGCGCGCAACGCGTCGTGCGTTCCTTGGAAGTGGTTCAGGTCTGTGTCACCGCTCATGCCGCTCACCTTGCCCGTGTCGGTGAACTGCCAGAGCCAGTACGTGGACCACGACGCTTGGCACGTCGGCGTGCCGGTCGTGTAGTGCGCCAGCCAGAGACGGCGCGTGCCCCACCACGGATCAACTTTGCTGCCCAACAGTTCCTTGATCCGGTTGCCAGAGTACAGCACGCACGAGCGTCCCATGCGCGCCTCGACGCCTTCGATGAATTCGCGCGCCTGCGAAAGCGTCATGGGGTTGCTGTAGTCCTCCAGATCGAGGGCGAGCAACAAATCGGGATGGTCGCCGACCTCTCCGCAAAATCTGCTCACCTGTTCGCCGACCGGATTGCCGGTGCCGAAGTGGTACGCGCCGAACAACAATCCGGCTTCGCACGCATCGGCGTGGCGCGGACGGAATTCCGGGTCGGTGTTGTAGTTGCCTTCCGTCGCCTTGTGGATCACGCCGACGACGCCAGCGGCTTTGACGCTGGCAAAACTCTGCACCGTGTTCCAATGCGAAAGGTCGATCACCTGTGTGGTCGTCATGGCTTGCTCCCGATGTTGCGGAACATGAGCGATTGCGGTTTGGTATTGCGCGCGCTGCACTCCGCGATTTGTTTGACCAGCGTGCCGACCAATTCGCTTTGCGTGCGATTGCGCTCCTGCGCGTTCTCCGCGACCTGACCCAACACGTAGGCGGCGAACGCGAGGAAGCCCACGTTCACCAACAGCAACGCGATGGCGAGCGGCACGCTGCGCATCGCTTCCACCGCAGTTCCCGCAACCTTGGTGACACCTTCGCTAACGCCGGTCATTTTTTGTTTGCTCCCTAAGCGTAAATCCCGCCGTTGCTTGCCACGCCCGCCGTTGAACCCGGAAAATAATTCGCGCCGCCGCCTTGCGTGTAGATCAACGCGTTGGTGTCCACGAGGTAGCGCGCGCCGACGACGGAGAAGCCGCTCATGATGTACGCATTGAACGGCGCGATAACCATCGACGCGCGATCGCACTGGATGAAATATCCGACGTTGAGATTTCCGGCGAGCGTGACGTTGAGGCTGCGACACGTAATCTCCGCGCCTTGCTGCGCCGAAATGTGCGTCGCGATGCTGCCGCCGTTGATGAAATAGTGCCCGTTGAACAGGATGCGCGCGCCGAGACCCAACGCCGCCACCTGTGCGTAGGCTGCATTCGACGCGCCGAACACGACGCCGCCGCCGAACGAAACCTGTCCGAAGCCCGCGTGCTGAACCAACCCCTTGCCGGTCGAGAGCAGCGTTCCGTTTCGGAACTGGAATTGTCCCGACAGGATCGCACCCGGTGCAATCTCGATTGCGTAGGTGTTGTTGCCGTTGAGCGAAACGTTTCCGTTGTCGAGGATGACGGTGCCGCCGCCCAACCATCCGGTGCCGATGTACACGCCCGACGTGATCGTGCTCGTGGTCTGGATCACCACGGTTTGATTGTTCAGGTCGAGCGTGGTCGAAATCACCTCATAGGCGCGCTGCACCGTGCGGAACGCGGTGCCGGATGTCATGCCATCGTAGGCATCGTTGCCAGCGACCGGATTGACAAAGTAGGTGCGCGAGCCGGTGAGCTTTTCGCGACCGGCGATCCACTGATAATTTTTGCGCACGTAGGCGATGTTGTCGTAGGCGGCATCGGCGAACGCCGCGCCCGGTCCCGTTGGTCCCATCGGACCTACGTCACCCATGTCGCCAGCGGGAACAAAAAACATCCGCACCGGGATGTTGTTGTTCATCGTTCCGCCGACGCCAGTGAAGGTGCCGTGGAATTCTCGCCAGCCGCCTTGGTCGATCTGGCTGGTGATGCGGAACACCTTGTACAGCGAGCCGGTTTCATTCTCGACGTGGATGAGACCCTTCACCGTGTTGGTGCTGTCGTCCCACGTGTTGAACATCGCGGCAAAATTTTGCGCATCGTTGCTGGTTTCGCTGATCCGCAGGATTGTTGATCCGCTCCAATTCATGTACCCCGGATTTGGCGCGGTGGCGGTCGCGTTGTCCCACAAATAATCGAAGCCAGCTTGACCGCGTGGTCCTGTTGCTCCCGTCGCGCCTGCCGCGCCGGTCGCGCCTGTTGCTCCCGCAGCGCCAGCGTCGCCTCTGTCGCCGGTCGTCGTGAAGCTGACGAACACGGTGTCGGCGTGGTTGAGCGTGCCGTAGCTGGCGATCAACCCGCCAGAAAATCGCCGGTAGGTTCCGAAATCCGTTTCCGCCGACACGCGCCATGTCTTGAAGGCGCTGCCGTCATCGTTGACGACGTGAATGTATCCCTTGTAGTTGCTCGTGCCGTCGTCCCACGTAGCAAACAAAGTGGAATAATCGGCACCGCCTCTGCCGATTTCGTTGATGTTGACGTAGGTAAACGTCGCGTCGCTGCTCGCCTGTCCAGACGGCGGCGCGAGACCCGCGTTGGCGTTCCAGATGTACTCCAAGCCCGCCATGCCGCGCGGACCCTGCACGCCTTGGTCGCCCTTCGGTCCTTGCGCGCCGGTCGCGCCGGTATTCCCGGTCGCGCCTTTCGCGCCGGTCGCGCCGGTCGCGCCGGTCGCGCCGATGGGTCCGGTCGGTCCCGTTGGTCCCGGCACGCCTTGCGAACCGGGCGGTCCCGGCACCGTCGATCCCGGTCCCGGCGTGCCGGTCGGACCCGGAGGACCGGGAGGCCCCTGCTCGCCGGTCTGGATTACCTCGACCGCGTTGACGTTCTCGATGTCCACTCGTGCGTTCATCGTGATGGTCCTGCATTGTTTGTTAGGATGCCGGTCCAGATGCACCGCTTGTACAGCATCATTTCCGCGATCAACGAATGATCGTAGTCGCCAACATCCAGACGCTCCAAAACATCCTGCGCGATGCGCACGGAAAACTTTCCGTTGGGCGCGTCGTACACAACGATGCCGCCGGTCTCGGTGTCGATGCGCAGCACCGCCGCCTCGTCCTCCGCGTGACGGCGCAGCATCATCCACATCGAGGACACGAGCGTCAGATCAACCGGCTCTCCCAGCGTCGTCATGTACTGGAACGCCTGATAAAAATCGGCATCGTTGCTCACGGTGATGTTGACGATTGCCATCGTGGCTCTCCTAGCGTCGGCGACGCTTGCGTGTCAGGTCGAGGAAGCCTTCGCGCTGCACGCGCAACTTTTCCCGCACGCCTTCGACGTTCAGGATCACGCCGCCTTCGATGGCAGCGACTGCGGCAGCGTAGTCGAGGTAGCATTGGTTGACGTGCGCCGCCACGGCGTCGGCGAGCGTTATCATCTGGTCGCCCGTGATCGGATGCAGCGTGTTGTCCACCGACTGCCACGTGGTGGAAAACAGCGTCGGGTCTTTCAACGCCACCAGTCGCTGTTGCGACACGAGACCCTTGGAGCGGTCGTCGGTCTCGACCGGAATGAGATTGACCATGATGCCGCCGGTTTCGTTGAGCCACCGTTCCTCCTTCGCCGCGCCGATTAGTTGATCGGTGGTGTAGGTATCCGGCGTCGGCTGCGCGAACGTCGTGCCGTTGAACAACCACGACGGTCGCGACAGCGGCGGCTCCTTCACGTAGGGCCAGATTTCCGCTTCGGTGCCGATGCGCGCTGGCTGGTGCACGTCGCCCGCCGCCAGCCACTCAACAAACTCTGGATCGGCGGCAGGCACGTACGTGTTGGTCCTGCTCTGGTAGGCGCGCGTTTCATCACCGCCGACGAACCAGTACCAATTTGCGCTGTCGAAAAACATTTCGCCCTCCGTTAGTAGTACAAGCCCTGCGAGGAAACCTCACCCGGCAGCGTGCCGGGATAGTACAGGTCGCCGTGCCCGCCGACCTCCAGAATGGATGTCGTGTTGACGGAGTACCGGACGCCGGTCCCGAACGCACCTCCGGTGATGCTGCCGTACCAGAGCGCCATGTAGCTGTTGCGGCTGCATTGCGCCCAACCGCGACCGAAGGTGCACGTGTTGGTCAGGATCAGGATCGGCGGCGCGGAGGATGACATCGTGATGGATGCCTGCCCGCTCGCAATCGCGTGCAGACCGGCACCGAGTGCAAAGCCTGCGCTGCCTGCCGTGCAGCGGATGAAGCCAGAGCCGAGTTGAATGTTGCCACCGGACGCCGCGCACATATGCGCGCCAAGGCACTGTCCGAATTCGATGTTGTTGAGGTGCACGGTCGTGTCCACTTGCACGAACACGCCGCACATTGCGCTGCCGACCGCAGGCGTGCCCGCACTCACCAAGCGGAAACCTTCAAAGTGGTGCGCCGACCCGGCTTCGCTGCCGACGATGCAGCTATAGGCACCGCCGTCGATGATAACGTTTTGCGGATTGCTGGGATCGCCGGTCCAATAAATCCTGCCGGTGCCAGCGGCGCGGTACAAACCGACCGGCGCATAGGTTCCGTTGGCGACGTGGATCGTGATGTTGTAATTGTTGAGATTGTATTTGCCGCACTCCAGCGACGCGCGTTGCAAGGTCTTGAATGGACCGGCGGTGCCGACGCCGGAATACGAGGCGGCGGTTCCATCGTACACGGTGTCGCTTCCGCTCACCGAGTTGACGTAGAAATCCGTTGACCGCGTGAGGTAAACCGGAATGCCTGCGATGACATTCGACCACGCCAGTTCAAATTCCACGCCGTTGTAAACAAAACAGTGCATCCCGCCGGGGATCAACTCGCCGCCGACCAAGGTGCTGCCGTCGCGGTGCACGATGTTTTTCGCGCCGCGCGTGTTGATGTCCAGCATCGCTGGTCCGGTGTTGGCGTACAGAATTCTCGCCAGCACCGTCAGACCTTCCCAATACTGATTGATCGCTGGCGAAATGTTGAGCCGCACGACGTTCGCCACGCCGCTGTCGCGAGCGTAGATCAACAGACCGGATTGGATGCACCGCGCCAACTGCAACAGGTCGCCGGGGCTTGGCGCGGCGAACGCCGACCCGTCGCCGTTCTTGGTGTTCTTTATCAGGTTGACGATTTCGCGCTGCGGATGCTCGATGCTCGCCGCAGGCGGAATTGATCCCATCGTTCCGGTCGATGGATTGCCGTTGATGTACGCCGCCTCTGGATCGCTGACGCCGTACGGCTGATTATATTTCACTTGGCTCTCCTGTTGCTCACGGTGTGCCTGCCATTTCGCCGCCGTCCTGCAATCCGCTGTAGTCGAAAATGATTTCGGTGTGAGCGGGCTTCCAGCGGTTCAACAAACATTCCAGATCGTCGGCGATGCCGATCATAAGGTGCGGGTCCACGCCACACTGTCCCGCCGAACAACGGAACCAAACCAGCTTGGCGTTGCCGACGTGCACGGACCAATAGTATCGGTTCTCCAATGGACCGAGACCGTAGTTGGGCCATTCGGAAAGCTCGCCGTGTTTGATCGGCTCGTTTCCGTTTTCGTCCATGATGATTTGGTTCCACTCGTTCCGCATCGGGTCCGGTGGAAGGTTGCCGTACACGCGACAATCGCCGCAGCCGTCCATCGCGATAAAGAACGGTCGGAATTCGCTGATAGTGATCTGGTATCCAATCGACGCCGCCACCTCGATGAAAAATTCTCTGCTCTGCGCACCTTCAATCGTCATGCGCTGCACGAGCGCAAATTGCCGTTCGCTAATCGACAGCGGCGCGGTGTAGCATTTATCCGGCAAGCCCCAATTGCGTTCCCAATCCAGCAACAATTCAACGGTGATGCGCGGATCGCTTTCGCTCTCCAGCAACCACGATGCGCGGTTCTCAAAGCCGCCCCAGATTTTGCACAAGCCGCGCAAGGTCTGCATCAACACCGAACCGAACGCGCGGGGCCACGCCTGCCCGGTCGGCAATAGATGCGCCATCGCCTCGGCGTAATCGTCGCCGGTTCGCGTCACATGCCGGTCGTGCTCCAGATCGGTCATGGCTGGTACAGCACCGTGCCGAGTGTGGGCATGTACGCTGGCGCAAGCGGCACCGTCGTCGTGAATGTCAACTCGTGATATTCCTCGCCGACCGCGTTGCTCACCGCCTCGTCAACCCACGAGCGGTACATGGTCTGACCGGGACCGCTACGCTTGCGCTCCATCGCGCGCAACGATGCCTCGATGTTTGCTCTCACCGTCATGTCGTCCTTCGCCAATCCCTTGATGGTGATGCCGTAGAATTGGATCGTCGGTGGGTACACAAAACAATCCTTCACCGTCACCGGACGCTTGCTGTCGATGTAGTCGGAGACCAGATTGATGTCGGTCTGGTTCGGCTGACCGTACGGCGGATGCAGATCGTCCATGAGGAAACGAACCGTCATGGTGCCGGGACCAATCTCACACGCCGCCCACGCGCGCGTCACACCGGGCACGGCAAGCGCCCACTGGATGTAGTCGGATTGCGATCCACCCATCGGCGGATTTTGAATTCGCAGCAGGATGCGCTCGCGGAGTTGGTCGTCGGTTTCCTCGTCAATGCCGCCGGTCATGTCGCCGTAGCATTCCGCGCTTTCGATGCCGGTGATCGCACCAGCAAGACCAAACGACGTTCCGTCCTCCATGTTGCCGACCGATCCGTTGGCGAGAGCGTACGCAGGCGCGTCGCCGAGACCATTGGAGCCGATGCGACCTTGCACGGTTGTTTGATACTGCACGCCGTTCGCTCCGGTGAGCAGCGTGCCGGTCGGAATGATCGTGTCGATGTTGCCGGTGAAACGTACCCAGCCCTTGGCGTACGTCGCCGCCTTGCGTCCCTTCGATCCATCGGCGTTGGTCAACCAAATCACGCCGTGACGGTCGAGCCATTCGCGTTCGGCGGTGTCTGGCAATAGTTGCTTCGCCAGCCAGTCGAGGTAGAGCATGGCGAGGTGCGTCAGTCCCGCCATCGCATCCGACATGATGCGCAGAACGGAATTCGGCACCATCGCCTTCGCGCCGAGTTGCGACAGCACATAGTCGCGCGTGAAGCGCCGCATGTCCTTGAGCGTCGGAGTTGACCACGGCATCGTTCAACCTTCCTGTCCTTCGCGTCGTCCGATTTCGTCCCACAGTTCCGAGTACCGCAATTCAATTTTAGGATCGGGTCCACGGAAGATTGTCACCGCAACGTCGATGCGGTCGCGCCCAACCTGTTCCGCCAGCACCGCGATGCGCGATGCAATCAGGTGCGTGGTGAACGGCATCATGGCGTCGCGCGTCCAGCCTTCCGCCTTGGCAATTGTTGATCCGCCCTTCGCCAGCGGACCCGTGATCTTTGCTCGTGACAGCAACCAGAGCAGGCATCCTACGGGCCAGCCGTGCCACAGTTCCTCCGCATCCATGTCGCCCCACCAACCGCGACGGTCGGTGGATTTCGGATCGGGCAATTCCTCGCTCTCCGGTGCACGTGCGTCGGTGCCGAGAGCAACGATCACCGCCGACTGTAGGTCGTAGCCATCCTCGATCAAATTTTGATCGGTCATGAGCCAGTCAAGCTCGACCGCGTACGCTGGAAAATCCAGTTGCTGGAGGAAGCGAACGTCGCCGTGCGGTGCTGCCATCACGTCACCTTCGCGAATGTTTGTTTGCTTGGCACGTCGGTGACGGTCTCGACCAGCACGCCGTTTTCATTTTTGCTGTCCAGACCAAGGTAGGTCTTGCCGATGGTCTCGACGCGACTGCTCCCCTGCATCGTCACGATTTTCCCCGACAGGTGCCATTCCTCCTTCCCGACATCGTAGTAGCCGACCACCTTGTCACCGGAACGGAATTCAATTCTGCCCTTCGTGCACCGCACCTCCGTGTTGACCGTCTCGCCTTCGTGCTTGTGTTCCTCCTTCGCCTTCGCCTGCGCCGCCGCCCATTGTTCGGCGCTCTCGCCGCGCAACAGGCTCGCCTTCGGCTGTGTCTTGTGCCGTTCCTGTTTTTTCTTTTCCACGTGGCGCAGCGACACCATGCGCTCCACCTTTTTTGTTTTGCCGTCCGATCCCTTTTCGTCGCTGTCGAGCGACAGGATGAACATGCCGGTGCGGCGCAGTAGGGTCATCTGCCCGATGTCATCGTATTGGGCATTCTCTCCCGGCTTCAATCCCATCGGGCGATGCCGCCGGTCGTCAATGGCGATGCACACAGGATGATTGCGCTGCCCGCCAAGGTACAAACAAATCCCTTCCGCTGACGGTCCCTTGTTTTTCTCGCCGTCGCCGCCGCTGCCGCCGCCGCTTTCGCCGCCCTGCTTTTTGTCGTCCTCGTCGCGCGGCAGCGGCGTTGACGTGAAGCCGAACGCCTGCACGCGTTCCACCGGCACCTTGTTGCGACCGTCCGAATTCATGCTGTCCAAAAACAATTCCTGCATCATCGGAAGGTCCGTGCTCTTGTTGAGCGTGAACCGCGATGCCAGATGCATGATGCGTCCAGACATTTCCGTCAGGCTGTTCCTGTTCATTTCGTTTTGACCTCCGGTGTCGTAGGAGGCGGTCGGCGTTCGCGCACCCGTCGCGCGTATTCCTGCGCCTCGTTGCGGTAATTATATTGCCCGTTCATGTGGATCGGCTTCACCATCTGCATCGTGGTGGTGGTGCCGCCGCCGTTTGTTTGTTCGTACACGCAGCCTGCGCATCCGAGCACGGTATCGTTGAGGATAAGCGACGGCGAAAAAATCGTGTAGTATTCTCCCGCGCGCCAGATTTCCTCCGACGTGTTGTTATTCTTGAACCAGCCTTGCACGGTGATGGACGCCTCGATGTTGCTCCCTTCGGAAAAAACTTCCTCCATCTTGACGCGCCGCTCCAGCCCGTACAGGTCGTCAGCCAGATCGGCGACGACGATGGAATACCGATTGCGCGTTGACGTGCCCCACCGCTGCGCAATTTGTTTGTTCTGTTCGTCGCCGTGCTTGGCGTCGCTGCCTGCGCCCTGACCGACCGCGAGGTAGCGTTTGTAAACCATGTTGTCCCGCACGACCGCGTTGGCGCGCAGGATGTTGTATCCTTCGGCAAGGTCGCCGGTCGGCTGCACCTCGTGTTCGCCGATGGCGAGCAGACCGCCGTTCGCGTTGGAGCCGACCACGATGTTGCGCATCCGCGCATACCGCTCCAACACTTGCATGATCACTTCACCGGGCTGCACTTGCACGCGGTCATAGGGCTTCGGGTCCACCGCGCCCATCGTGTGAAGTTTGATGCCAAGGTGCTGCATTAACTCCGACGCAAGCGCCTGCCAGTTTTTTCCATCGTGCCCGTTTAGCTTCTCCAGCGGCACGGATGAATTGGTCAGGTCGAAGGTGTCGCCAGTGCCTATCAACTTCACGCCGTGTTGCGTGCCATCGTAGCCGACGTGCCGCTCCGTGATGAAACCGAACACGACAGGCACGCCGCCGACGTACACGGTCACGATGTCGCCCGGTGTGAATTGCAGTCCGGTGATCCGCAGCGGGATCGGCATTTCCTCCGTGCACTCAAATTGGAAAATCGGAAACGCCTGCGTCACCCGCTGCTCGACGCGCACCGTCGTCCAGTTGGTGAACAAGGTGCCGTTGACCTCCAGCGTACAAATTTCCTTGCTGCCGGTGAGGACGCGCGTCAACGGCGTGTGCGTGACATTCTGTCCTTGCGCTGGCTTGCGCAACAGGTCGAGCGGTTTGGTTGGTGCCTTCGGTGCGGTCGCCATGTCACACCGCCAGCATCACGCCCGTGCGCGGCATGAACGCCGGATGCACGACGCGGTTTTCGTTGATCAACTCTTGATGCCGTTTCGGGTCGCCGTAGGATCGTTGCGCCATTCTCAACGAAGGAAGCACCGCTTGCATCGTGTAGCTGATAACGCGCGGAAGCTGCCGACCGCGATCACCAAGGTGGCGCGTGACATCGCCGTGCAGCCGCGTCAACGCCATGTAGGTCTCGGCGTCGAGACTGTCGGCGGCAGCTTCCGCCGTCGCGGAGAATGCGAGGTTGATCGCGGTCGCGATGTCGTCCACCTCGTTGCGGGACCGGAACGTTTGATCCGCGAGGATGCGCGCTTCGCTCGCAAGCGCCAGCCGCACGATCATGTTGACCGTGATCACCGCCGGTTGACCAAGAGGCGTCTCGGCGAGCGCCGCCTTGCGCACGCGATCCATCGTGACAATCGTGGCGGAGCACATCCGCGCAAGGTCCAAACAAACAACCATCGCGAAACCGAACGAGGCGCGATGCACCATGTTTTTGTCAGCGACCATCATGCCGACACATCGACGCAACGCCGTGCCCACTTCGCCGGTCGGCTTGACCGCAGCGGACATGATCACGGGACCGATCCGCCGCACGATGCCAAGGACTTCATCCGCCTCGTCGCCGGTCATGGTCCCATCCCCGCCGCCGCCGTCGCTTCCTCCGGTGTCGGGTTCCACGCTGGCTCTTGTTGTTGCTGCGCCGCCTGATACGCCTGCCAGTACGCAGCCACTTCCTGCGCTGTCATGTCGGTCGAAGGACCGACGACGACATCCTCCGTCGTGCCTGCCGCCTTGCGGATTTCACCGCCGGTCGAAATGTTGGATCGGTAGGTCGGATCACCGTACTCAACAAATTCCATATCAATCGTGCAGTAGCCGCCGCGCTCTCTAGTCTCCGTCACCGTGTAGCCGACGACCATCACCTCCACGTCCTGCGCCTGATACGGCAACGGAAGCCGCAACATGCCGGGACCATCCTTCTCCAATTGCTCGATCAACAAATCCTTTTTGATCAGGTAGGTGTCCTCGCCGGGTCCGGTGATCAAATATCCCTGCACGGTGATCTTGACTGCCTTGCGCCCCATGTCCTCCGAGTACGGCACATTGCGTTTCGGATATTCGTGGATCGCAACACGGCGACCACTGGAGCGCGTGTCGGTCTCGACAAAAAATTCCGCGCCGCGGTACATCGCCTGCTTCCACTTGTCGCGCCACTTGTTGTGCACGTCTCCTATTTTCATTCTGTCCCGCTATCTACCGGCGCGGTATCCGGCGCTGCGGTCTGCGCCATCTGCCGCTGGTTCCTCACCGTGCTCTGTTGCCACAGCGCGCCGCGCACATTGGTCTTGGCGCGCGCCGCCGTGCCGTTCGATGTGATGTTGACGTTGACGCTGCCTTCCGCCTTGGTCGCGCCCTGTGCGCTCGTGTTGATCGCTCCATCAATGCGCGCGGTCGCACCGGCACCGCGCGCTGCTCGTGCCGCCGCCAACTGTTCCGGCGTCAACCTGTTCGCCAGACCGCGCGCCACCGCGTCACGCTCCGCTGGACTGCCGGAATACGCGCCGAGACCTTCACCGATCTTGCCGCCCGCGCCCGTGATGCCTGCGTGGATTTTTCTCGGATCGCGCATGTAGCCGGTGCCGGTGCCGCCTGCGCCAGCGCGTGCAGCTTCCTCAAGGAATTTCAGTCGGCGCGGATCGCCGCGCGGAATGATCTTGCCGTTTTCATCGCGTAGATCGAAATCCGCAGCCAGCCCTTCGTCGTGGCGCAACGATCCGGTGCGCGGTCCATGACCGTGCCGATGCTGACCGCCTGACGTGACGCCGACGCGGGTGCCGCTGGCGCTTGCCGCATATTCCAGAGCGTCTTTCAATCGCGGATCAATTGGTCTGCGACGGACGGCAGCGACCTTCGACTGTTGCTCCGTCACGCGATCGCCGCCGCTTGTTTGATCCGATACGCTCGTGCCGGTCGCGTCGGTGCGTTGCGCGCCGGATGCGCCCGGTGCGGTGCGCGCCGCCACTCCACGCGCGTTGCGTATCCGCTCCGCTTGCGTCGCTGGCGAGTGCCGCGTGGCAGGCGCTTCATACTCAACGGTGCCTGCGCGGGAAATGTCATCCTGCGATCCGCTCATGATCGCGCCACGCGTTTTTGGAAAGGCGGGCTTGCCGCCTCTCATGCTCATGCTCTCATTCGCCATGAAGCGACCTTGCCAAACGGTGTCGTTTGGATCGCCGCCTTGTTGTTTGATCCAGTCCACCATGCGTTGACCACGCGCGCGATCCGCGCCGTAGATCGACGGATGGTATCCGCCAGCGTAGCCTTGCCGTTTGCCTGCGTCGTGGAACTGGCTTTTCAATCCGCTCTCCGCGATGGCTTGTCCCACCATCGCGTTCGCTGCCTTCTCTGCCTGCTCTGGCGGAACGCCTTCCTTGATGTACTGCTCCACCATCGCGGCTTTGATTTCCGCCTCGCGCGGAAACCCACGACCACCTCCACCACCGCCGCCAGTGCCGCCGCCGGGTAGCTGTGCGCCGGATGGGACACCACCGCCCATCGGAGGCGTCGCGCCAGCACCACCGCCACCGCCACCGCCACCGCCACCACCACCACCACCGCCGCCGCCGCCGCCGCCGCCGCCGCCGCCGGGTGTCCACACGTTGCCAGCGGGTGCAACATCGCCACCGCCTGTGCCTGCACCACCGCCGCCGCCAAGTGACGTGCGCATGAAGCCGCCGCCACCTTCCGCCGCCGCGCCGCCCTCCACGTACGCCTTGAAATCCACGAGAGCAGCGAACACGCCTTCCTTCACGGCGCGCTGGAAATCATCCATCGGCGATCCGCCGCCGAACGCGACGTTGCGCAGTCCGCTCGACGGCGCGACCGGCGCAGGAAATCCCGTGCGTCCTCCCGCCAGCGGATTGTAGGAGGACGGCGAAAGGTTGATACGACCTTCCTCATCGAGCAGAGAGCCACGCGGTGCAGCCGGTGCTGCCGGTGCTGGCGTCGGTGCTGCCGGTGCCGGTGTCTCGCCGCCGCCAAAGATGCGTGAACGGATCGGCGGTCGCGCACCCGGCACCTGTGATCCGCGCGGTGCTGGCGGTGGCGGCGGTGCTGGCTCTCCTTCCGGCGTCGGTGTCGCCGGTTCCTCTCCGATTGGCTTACCGCCCATCCGAAACTGGCGGCGACCTCGCGGCACTACCGAAACCTTCGGCGTCCTTGGCGGTTCGCCTTCCGGCTGTTCCGCAAGCGGCTGCGGGGTGAGGAAGCGCAACATGCGCCAGAACGGCGCGTCCCAATCTATTCCGTGCTTCACATTCGCGCCGCCGGTCGGCGACATGAATTTATCGTACGCTGCCTTCCACTCTCCCATCTTGGTAATGAGCAACGACAAATTTTGCATGTCCGCCGTGATGCCGGGGAACAAAGCAAAGCCGACCTTCATCGACAGGTCATCGAACGCCTCGCTCATATCAAACATTGCGTCGTGGAATTTTTCGGCGCGCGCGATGTCGTCGGCGGAAAACATCTGTTTTTTGTTGTGCGCCTCGACCATCTTTTCCCAAGACAGTCGCGCCATGTCGGCACCAAGCCCCGACAGTTGAAAAAATCGCCGACCCTTTTCGCCGCTGGGATCGGCTTCATCCAAAACCTTCTTGAAGTCCCACGCTTCCTTGAGCGCATCGAGTTGATCGGTCGCAGCGGCGATGCGCGCGACGACAGGACCGGCACCAAGCTGGATCAGTTCATCGCGCACCGATCCCATGCGGTACTTGAAATCGGTCGTGTTCTTTCGGAAGTTGGCGAAGCCTTCAATCATCCTTTCCGGCGCAACACCGGCACGCTGCGCCGCATTGCTGAAACCACGGATCGCCTGCTCACTGATACCAAGCTCGCGGCTGGCGTATTTTAGCTCGACCACCTTCGTCGCGATTTGCGACATCTGACGAATAAACAAACCGACGCCAGCGGCGGCACCGGCAGCGCCGAGACCGAAGCCGCCAAGCATCGGTACGACCGACGCTACCTCACGCCCGATATTTTTGAGAGTGCCGCCCAGCTTCCCGAAGGCGGTGTTGGCAGCGGTCGCGCCGACGCCAGCGCGCGCCTGCACCAAACCGATTTCGCGACCAACGGCGCGTAGCTGCGCAAGCGCCTGTTCGTTGACGACGGTCGCCCGCAATCTTAGAACGTCGTCAACCATCGCGCCGTGGACCTTGCTGTTCCGATGTCTCCAACAGACGGTCGGTCCAGTGGATGTGCTGCTCTATTTCATCGAGCGGCAGCGCGAGGAATTCCGCCGGGTTGCGGGAGTAGAATTTCGCGAGGCGGTAGCAATTCAGTATTGCATCGCCTGCGCGCCCGGTGCGAAAAAACCCATGAGCGCATGAGCACAGGTGGACCAATCTTCCGCGTCGAGATTTTTGATGGTCGATGTCGGCACCATCGCCAGCGTTGACATCATCATGCCCATCACTGGCGGGTTCGGCGTGATCTGTCCCGTCTGCCAGTTGATGTTGATGGGGTAGCCGCCTTCAAGCGCCATGATGTCGCCGCCGGTCGGTCGTCGGAATTTCAGTTCCTTGACCGTCTCGCCGTGAGCCTGCACCGGCTCCACGAGCTTGATGATAACCTCCTTCGACCGCTCCTTGGTCTCGACCGGAGCCGCCGCCGCCACGGTCGGCTCTCGGTTATTGATTGCTGCATCCGCCATGCGTCACCCTTACAGTTCGTCGCAGTACACGCCTTCGAAGCGGATGCGGAACTGTCCGTCGTGCGTGTTGATTTCGATTGGACCTTTCGTCCACGCGTGCGAGAGGACGTAGCTGCGACCGTTCACAAGGTCGGCGGTGACGACGCCATCCGTGACCTGTTCCAAATCCTCGATCAACACTTCGGGCAGCGTGGACACGTCGCCTTCGATGTACGGAACGCGCGGCAGTTCCTGATAGCCGTGCACGTAGTCTTGACCGGCGATGCCGTTGCGCTCAACAGGAGAGGACGAGACCGTCAGGTTTCCCTTGAGCGGATACATCCGTCCGTCCACTTTCAGAAACGCCGTGCCTGCTATCGGTCCTTGCGGCATGATTGCCTCCTATGGGCGTGAACAAAGCGTTCCGACCATCGTAGACAACCTTGCACTCGTAATTTGGAAGCATGTCGCGCACCGTGCGAAAGGCATCCGCATCGAGGACTTCAATCAACAGCGACGGTCGGTCGCGGTTGATGGTTTGCATCGCGCCACGGATCACGCAATGCTCATGTTTTTCCACATCAATCTTGATTGCACCCACGCGCGGTAGGGCGAGCGCATCGACGGTGCATCGCGTGATGGAAATGGATGCATTGTGCATCGCGCCCTTTTCCAGACTGGCTCCGGTTGTGAGCGGCACTTTGGAATTGTAGTGCAGCGTGGTGACGCCCGGTGCGTCCGACGCCGCGCAGGGCATCACACGCACCAGCACCTTGTTTTGCTTTGCATTGCAGTCGAGCCGCCACCTGTTTGCTGGCATCGGTTCCAGCGCGACGGCGACCGCGCCGCGCTTCGCAGCGATGATGGAAAACAATCCGGTGTAGGCACCGATGTCGAGTGCCACTAAATCGGGCACGACCATCTTGGACCATGCCACCAACGATGCTTCCTCGTATCCGTCACCGCGCTTCACGTGCAGCACCTGACGATCCTCGTCGTCAATGAGGTTGATCTGGAGACCATCAACGTCGAGGATCATCGCCATTCCTCCTGCACCCATCCAATGTCGCACGCGTGCGGTTTGTTGCGACCGCCGAAGTTGATCACCGCCGCGTGCGCCGGTTTGTGCGCGGTGAGGTTCCTGTAGTTCAGGAAAAAATTGGGACGCACGAGCGACTGGAGGAAGGGCGCATCCGGTACGATCAACTCGATGGCGCGCTGGTCGCCGTACGGATCGCTCTCCGTCATGTACGCGACACGCTCACGGTCGAACGTGGTCCAGATGTAGCTCGCCATGCCGCCGCCGATCACCATCACGCTGCTATTGTAGCGGCACGGGTAGGCGTGGTTGCCCGCCAGCCTCGTGAAATTTTCGCACGTCGAGAATTCACCGGGCACGTCCACAAGCTCCGACACGTCGCGGATGATCACCGTGTCCAGATCGAGGTACACGACGCGATGCCGACCGCGCCATTCGGGAGCAAACAACGCCATCTTTGCCCACCAGCCGGGAAGGTTGAGAGCGCCGATGTCAACGAAACCCACGTCGTCGCATCGCTCCGGTTGATCGGTGAGGCAGACCAATTCGTAGTCGCGGTGCATGTGGCGCGCGACCATGTTGCGCATCCGCTCCACGTAGTCGAAGGAAAATTTTTCCCCGGTGCGTACGATGGCGACGATGGTCATCTGTACTCCGCGAACCAGTTCAACAAACGATCCGCCACCTTGGGCCATGTCTGGAGACGCGCCTGCTCCACCGACGCCTTGATGTCGATGGCGCGCATGATTTCCGACCACGGAATTCGGACGCCCGCAAATTCAATGTGGCGGATGGTGGCGAGGCGATCCGAATAGATCATGCCCATCGGCGCGACCACGAGCGCACCGCACGTCGCCAGTTCCAGACAGGTGAGACCGACGCTCTCGCGGTGCGTCACCATGTACACGTGGGCGCGGCGGTACTCTCGGCAGATGTCGGGGAACGGAACGTGCATCCGGTTGAACGGCAAGCCCGTCATGTTCTCCAGCGTCACGTCCTCTGCGCCGCCATTGATCAATCGCCGCACGCTCACGCCGTTGGCTTTCGGGTGATGCTTTTTCCACGAGCCTGCCGTGGCGAACAGCATCGCGTCGTGCACGATGGCGTTGGTGTGATCGGGGTGCCCACCCTTGTAAAATTGGTGGTCGATCAGGATGCGTAGTTCCTCCGGTCGCTGTTCTGGGAACAACAATTCGGGATCGCTTCCCCAGCCGATGTAGTGGTTGGATTTCGCGTACCGCTTCCAGTCGCGCACCCGCAACGCGTCGTCGCGGAACATGAAGGTGCAGTCAACGCCTGCC